ATGCAAACAAAAATCAAACAGGCTGATTGGACTGAAGCGTTAGATAACGAAAGGAAATCATGCAATGAAGATTTATGTAAACAAAAGGGATCTAAAGGTGTTCTTTTCTATAACCTTTAAGTACAAGAGATTCTATGTCTACACAGGTTTGCAGACAACTGAAAAGTTTTCCGGGTTGATATTCCCAAAGTCGGACCGAAACGCAAAGGCGAAGACCGCAAGGCTTGCGAATCTCTATGCGGACGTGGAGGATTACATTTTAAACCACAAGGACGAGACGGCAGATGAGCTAAAATGTCATGTAACGGAAATCGTCAAGGGCGCAAAGAAGACGGATCAAGGTTCGTTTGTTGGGTATATACTTAAAGTTGCAGAAACGAAGTGTAAATACAACACGAGAAGAAACTACGAGCGAGTGGCGAGAACGATTGAGGCTTACGACAAGAACTGTAACTTTAACACTATTGACAAGAAGTGGGTACTTTCTTATATCGACCACGAGAAGAGTAAGGGAAGGTCTGTGAATGGAATATCTACCGACATTCAGATTATGAAGTTCGCCTTCAACAAGGCAATAGACGACGAACTGACAGACAAGTATCCGTTCCGTGGTATCACGCTGAGAAAGGAGCAGACCAAAAAGCGCTGCCTGACCCTTGAACAGCTGCGTGCGATAAGGGATTTCAGGCTGACCGGGAAGAAGGCCATGTACAGAGATTGCTTCATGCTGTGTTTCTACCTCATCGGTATCAACATAAGCGACCTGCTGTTCCTTCCAAAGACGGCTTTAAAGAATGGCCGTATAAGCTACAAGCGCAACAAGACAGGAAAATTGTACGACATCAAGGTTGAGCCTGAGGCGATGGAGATAATAAGCCGGCATAAAAGCAGAAAGAAGGACTATCTTCTCAGTTTCCTGGAGGAGGCTGGAACGACTCTTACAAACACCTTCGCAAACAACATGACAAGACACCTTCGTACAATAGGAGAAAAGGAGCGACACAGCTATTATGTCACAATACACCCTGTCGAGAAGGATATAACAAGCTACTGGAGCAGACACACCTGGGCAACGATCGCAAGCGAGATGGATATTCCAATGGAGGTTATAGGCCGTTCTCTGGGTCATTCGCTTTGGGACAATGCGATAACTTCGACGTACATCAAATATGACACAAGGAAGGTGGATGAGGCCAACAGAAAAGTCATCGACTATCTGAACGGTTAACATAGAAAATCCCCACGTCATTCGTAAAATGGCGTGGGGATGCTGTAATCTACTTGGTTGTCATCATCATCTGAGGAACGTTTCCGTAAACTGGGAGACGTCCATCCCATTTCTCAATCCACATCTTTTTCAAGATAGCAGGAGTAAGAGAGGCTGTCTTGAGTTCGTTGGCCTCGCGTTCTGCACGTGCCTGTACGAGCATCTTTTCTGCCTCTGCCTTCTTCACAGCTACCTCGTTGAGTGCTCGCTGAGCTTCCTGAATAGCCTTATTCTTCTGATTAACAGCCTCAACAATAGATGTCGGATATTTCAAGCCGGAAGTCAACTGCTCCAGATGAAAATGCTCCTTAGCAAGAGCCTTACTAAGCTGCGTCTCGATGGCACGTTCGACTAAATCTCTATTACTGACAATCTGGTCGGTTGTGTACTTGTTGAGCTGGATACGGAAGGCATCTTTCACATAGTTGAATAAAGTTCCGTTCACAATATCCTTCAGTTCCTTGCGGTACTTCTTGAATACTCTCGGAGCATTACCGTCAACCATCTTAAGTGACACGGTAGGATCTACGGTAAATTCAGAGCCATCCTTGGCGTTGATGGTGAACGCAGGGTAGTCGATGGTCTGAACGAACGTTGGGTACTCATAGACCTCCTCAGTGAATGGATTGTACCACACGCGGCCAGTAACGAGGCTAACGTCATCAACACCCTTATCGGTGCCATAGAGGTTCACCAGGATACCCTCAGAACCTGCGTCAATGCGCTCGCTGCAAGAAGTTAAACACAGCGCTGAAAGAATCAGCGACAACATGAACACGAATTTAATCTTTTTCATCTTTTCTATTTTTGAATGTTAAACAATCTGTTGCGATGGAAACGAGAAGCCATATCAGGAGGATGGCTACGCTTAAGATGTTCGTCGTTGTGTCTGCCTTGCTCACTCCCCTGAGCCCGACATCTACGACCATGAGGGTTATTACAACCCACGCCACGAATGCGGCGATTTTCCATTTAATTTTCTTCATTGCATCTATTTTTTATTTATGTATATAACACCTCTATACCCATAAGAATAAATGGGATAACCAAGCGAGCCGAACCTTATTTTTTATCAACTATAATATAAATAATATACCATAGTAGTTCGTACTCCTTGTAAAGCCAGCATAAGTCTTCTGATACCCACAGAGCTTTGCTCGTTATGGTTGGCTTTCTCATTTCTGATATGGGCACCCGTCGTGAGGTGACACGTTGCGGGATTTACACAACCATAATGTAACTTACCTGACAGAGCAGTTTTATATATCGGTCGATAACTCCGAAGAGGACTGCACGGATTGAACCTCGTATGTCTTTTTTGCTTGAAACTTTGAGATAGGGATAAAATGAAACCCTATCCGCCGTCTGGGTCACGCTCCAAACTTTGGATAGGGTATATCGTTGTAGTTGAGCTAGTCAACTTCTGATAATCTTATTTATTTGCTAGCGCGTGACTTCTAACAAGCACTGCAAAGGTATGCAATAGATTTTTTATCGCCAAATTTGGCACTTTTTGCATTAACAAGGTTTAGACATAGATAAGTTTCGTATTTGATATTTAGGTATATTTACGGGGTTTTTCGGAAAAGTAAGATTTTAACATTTTTAGATTTTTTTCAATAAAAAACCTCGCTCGACAGCTTGTGCCAAGCGAGGTGAAGTAGAAATTCGTGAGCTATTTTAGTCTTATATACTGATATCTTCCCCTCGATTTTAGGCAAAAATAAAGCCACCCACCGTGAAGTGGATGGTAGAATTGTTAAATTCAAAAATTCTCTTCGATAAACTCGAATGGTCCATAGTCAATGCCTGTTGTATATGTGCCATTACCGTCGCTTCGAGTCGATATTTTCATATAGGGCTTGGTTGAATCTGTGGGTGATGTCCCTACGTAATAGTCTTTAAACTTCGTCTCTGGATCTATTTTTGCCTCAACATTGTATTTCTCACCAACTTTCGATGCAATATTATCCCTAAAGTCCTTTGCCTCTTTAGCATTATTAAAATTAGCAATCATCCAGCATTTATTGAATACATTGTGCGATGTGGTGCTCTCGAAGAAGAACCATGCCCTATCGAACCAAAATCCAGAATATCGAAGACCGGCAAAAATTATGATTCTGTTATCCGTATCCTCGAAAGCGGGTTCACCAAATCTATAAGTCAGCTTCGGCACTGCTTCTTCGTATGACGTCTTCCCAAACTCTATGTCTGCAACTGTATTCTGCGAGAAACAGAAGCCACACGACATGATGAAAGCAAGTGCAAATAAAATCTTCTTCATAATTTATAAAGTTTGTTAATATTCTAAGCAAACACTTTGCTCGTATTGTTTTTTTTTATTAAATTTGCAATCGTCTTCGGAGAAACTTTAATCGAACCTTTATGGAATTGAAATAAAAATATTTTCCGTTGACGGTCAATTCTTCGGAATTGTGGATTTAAACGCTCACAAGAGCAAATTTCTACTATCGTAGATGTCAGACTGTAATGGTCTGTGGTAGCCCCGGCTTAGGTCGGGGCTTTTTATTTACTACTTTAATTGCTTTTTGAGTAAATCAAGGATTGCATTCTCTTCTACTTCATCGAGGTGATAACAAGCGTGAGGGATAATTGTTGTACTCAGGTTGTCTTTATGTAGATAGATGATGTTCGCGTTCTCGTGCCATGGACGTGATTTATAGCATCGCTTCACCATTTCGGAGAATGATTTATTCTCCTTCTTTGCATAGTCGGTGTCCCAGATGTTCATAAGAGCAATGAGCTGCTTCCAACTTAATTCGTTCAACTCTATATTGCCATTTGTTTTTACTGTTTTCTCTAAAATGTTCTCCATACGATTCCCGCTTAGCCGTGTTGCGATAGGGCTAAATTAGTTTATAAATCAAATAGAACTCTTGGAAGTCCGTTAAAGATGACGGGCGATTCCTTCCAGTCTATCGTTACCCAGTTATTGAACTCGGCTATTGCATTTTCGCTTACAGGGTAACAACCCTGCCAGTCGCTGAGAAAATAAGCCGTTCCATCTTCGTAGCAGACAAAAGATGTCTTGCAAGACTCGGATGATGCGAAAACGAGATAAGCACCGTCCTCACTGAGCGCAAGTATGTCGTCTATATTGTACTCCACTTTTTCGCCTGAGCAATTATACTCAGCCTGTTCAATGAGTTGTTTTGCCAATTCTTTAGTAATCATATTATTTCCGCTTAACCGTGATGCGTAGGGCTTGGTTAATAATTGCAGGGAGTATTTCTACTCCCCGGTTTTAGCTAATCGTCATGCTTGCCTCCCTTGATAACCTCGAATACTCGATGCTCTCTGTCTTCTGAAAGTCTATTGCCTTCTTCGTCGCATATATGGCCATCTTCGTTGACCCAACGTTTAGCATTAAGCATATCGTCTACGGCTTTAATGGTAAAAAGGCACTCTTTCGCTTCCTGTATGACGTTTATTCCATTCTCCTCTGCTTTCTCAAAGTGCTCAATAAAACCGCCATCAAGGTCATCGATAACCCCATCTGTGTAGTCGCTCATTTCCTCAAAGTAGCTCATGTTTAGGTCTTTCAGCTCTTTGATCATCTGTTCGTTCGTTCCAATCTCGCCCAACAAAGGCTTTTGAAGAGTTTGTATGAAAAGTTTATGATACTTCTCATTGCACTCCTTGGCCCACTTTTCGAGCGTTTCCTTTTCTACTCCTTCTAACATAATTCTAAATTATTTGTGGTTATTATCTCTGAACTGCTCGATGCCAAGAAGGATTTTCAGGGCCGTAAGCATTGTAAGATACTTACCTCCTGTATCAATACCCCTCTTTTCGAGCTCGTCCATTATTAAACTTCTCGCAATGCCAATCTGTCTGCTCTTTGCGTCAATAACGTTCTTCAACCATTCATTCTCGTTGAGGTTTTTAAATGCTTTATCAACATCCACAAGTTCGGAAAACGCTAAAAGTTTTCTTCTCATTTTATTTGCTTCTCTCAAAAGCTGCCACCTGCCAAGGTTGGCCAACTTCTCTTTGTATTCTTCTCCGTAATCCATATTTGTAAAGTTTTAGTTAATAGCGAGAGGGAGGTTCTACCCTCCTCTCTGTTTAGCATTCATCGACTACGCTATTGTAATCATCGTCGTAAATACCGAAAACGCGTAAGGTTCTTGCGTCGATATTGGTCTTTCCCACAATGTAACGCTGCGTCATCTCGATGTTCGGCTTACCTCCGTTGGCGTGCCCCATCATGATTGCAATCTGCTCGACCGGTACGCCCTTCTTTGATAAATTAGTAGCAAACGAGCGTCTACCCGTGTGCGAAGACACGAACTTGAATTTAGGTCCAGATTCGTACTTACCGCATTTGAATACCTTGACACGAGTATCGATTCCGCAGTTGCTACATATTTCCCGCAGAACCTTGTTGAAGTAAACGTCAACAACTCCGCCAACAGGCTCGTCTGCTGTTCCACATACAAGGAACGGACGGAGCTTCTTGTGAAGAGGAACCCTCACCTCCGCTTTTGTTTTCTGCGCAACATATACGATATATTTTCCTGTATCATCGATATTCTCGGGCGTGATGTTGTGGCAATCGCTCAGGCGGGCACCGCACAAACACTCAAGTATGAACATTCGCTTAACGTACCGCTCAACAGATCCGTGAGGGATATAGTCGATAAGGCTCTGTATCTCGTTATCAGTAAGATATACAGCCTGAACGGGAACTCGTTTAACCCTAAGTATTGAGTCGAACTTGCTGCTCCGTATGCCCTTCTCGTCGTTCTCCCTTATGACAGCTTTTATTGTAGCGCATATCGTTCTTGAAGAGTTAGGCGCATAAAGTTCCTGTATTTTTTCGGTCAGGTCACGAAGATTGTCGTCAGTAACATCGGACCACAGTGGCTTGTGCCCAACAAGATCGGAAAATGTGCGTACAACATTGATATACTTAGGGTGTTTCCAGATATATGCGCCATAAAAGGTATCATGCCGCCACGAAGAACCGTGATAGTCTGAGAACCAACCCTGTTTTATCGCATACTTGTACTTCTGCTGCTGTTCGTAGGTGAGAAGCCTCTCCCAGTCTCTTGTTTTTAAATGTATCTCTTTCATAATTCTAAAATATTTTGGTTTGATAGTTAGCAAAGGTAGGTATATTTTTCTGTATAAACCAAACCTTTGCCGTTTTTAACGCTAATTTAACCTTCAAGCTCATCGTTAAGCTCTGAGACTATTCTTGCGAGTGATTCAAAATCCATCCAGGGGTAGTCTGCTGCAAGGACTTCTTTCTTAACTCTATTGCAGGTTCTCAAGGTTAGAGTAATGACTGGTATAGCGGTATAAGTATCGCTTATAGCAATCGAGGTTGCCTCATAGAGTTCTCTGTAGCAAAGAACCGGCTGTTTGAGTTTTATATTAAAGACACCGTATTCTTTCATGATTTCCCTGATGGTACACGCAAGCTCAATTAGATCATAACTGCGCATACTGTAAATCTTGTCTTTCAATTCTTTCTTATCCATAATCTTAATATTTAATGATAAATTACTTCAACTTCGTCCCAATACTCGTTGCATCTACTTACATACACAAGTTCAACGGGATAATCATTATAGTTGTCCCAATTTTCAACATATTCCTTGGACATCCATATTGCGTCGTCGTCCGATTCCGCAATAAATTCGTAGGGTTCGTCCATAGGAACTGCTCCTGTATCATACAGGAGCAGATAATTTGCCTGATAGTTATTCTCCATAATTCTTAATGTTTTGGTTTATAGAAACCGCTACGATATGTAACGGTTTGGTTTGGCTACAACAGCTCTGATACCTCCTCTCTCAATTTCTCGACTCTCTCTGCCCAATACACTAACCCGTGCATGTCCGCACTTCCTGTAGCGTTGTCAAGGCAAAACTGGCACTTAGACTTTGCTTCCATCAATTCCTTGAATTTTTCGATTTTTTCTTCCATAATTTCTATTTTAATTGGTTAATAATAGTAGCGTGAAACAATAATGTTCCACGCCTTGTTTGGCTTTTACACCGGCAGAGACACGATGTATTCCTTCTTCTTCTTTCGTGTTCTGCTCTTGACAGTGAACCCGCAAAAATCCCTCAGCCACCCGGCAGCATTGCCGATGAACGGCTCGTTGACAATAAGCATCGGACGTAGCGTTCCGTTCTTTTTCATGCACTGATAGTCTATAAAGTCAAACGGATCGTCTGGGTCATCGCATTTCTTCTCCCACACGCTCACGTCGAGATAGTCGATGAAGTCACCTTCTGGAGGGTTGTCCATCTCGATAAATCTTTTCGGAGTGAGGAGAATTGTTTCCTTTGGTTCGTGGGTCATAAAGAAATCCTCCACGACCTCATTGAACTTACTCATGTCCATCTGCTTCTGGACGATACCCTTCTTCTTCATGATATCGGAAGCTTTCAGGATTTTTGTTGCTTTTCTTACTGTTGTCATAATTCAAAATATTTAAATGGTTAGACAATGGAAGGCTGGAGTTGTATAACTCACAGCCCGGTTTCGGCTTAGTCTGTATCTACTTCTACATTATAGTTCAGTTTTACAGTTAAAAAATCGTTACCAAGGAAGAGCGTGTAGATTAAAGGATTTGCCATAGTTTCTTCGAGATACTGCTTTGTATGACCAATATTTATGTTGTTTTCTGCATACCCAGTCAATCGTTTGACAATCTCCCTTCCCCATTTAACAGGGTCGTAACAATGCAGCTTTCTGATGTACATGTAATTTCCGTTGATTTCTATCATCGTAGGTACATCTTCAACAAAACCAAGATGGAATATGTTGCTGATATACGGCTTATCAAAGATTACATCGAGAATTGATTTCTCGACGATATCATTTCCTTCAATGATAGCCTTTACGTATCTTCTCGGATTTACGTTGATTTCTTTCATAATTCTATTTTTTTTGTTTATTGGTTAATAATGCGCCTCCTCAACTTTGTGACGAGGCTTTTGGCTTAGTCTGTGAAATGAAACTGGAACTCGACGACACCTCGTGTAACTATGTAAGTGCATACGAGTCCATCGACGAAGTTGAAATTGAACAGGCTTACATATTCAAACTTCCTCACCTCATCCAAACACTGGACATTGATAGAGTTGACAACCTGAAGAGCCCATGCATCAACCTCCTCTTCTGGACAGTTGTTTGGAATAAGAGTGACGGTAAGGCAGTTGTCGTAAACAGAAACGATAGAAGGAAGGTCGTTGATAAAGCCAACAGCCTTGTGGTTTTCCTGTACGTATCTGCTGCCATCGAACAATAGGTCAAGAATTCTGTCTTCCAGGACGTTCGTCTGATCAACAGGCGCAGGGCGCAGACTTTTGATAACATCATATCCATCTTTATCTGTATTCATATCTTTATAGTTTTTTGGTTAATAATTGTGGTTTCTGTGCTTGTCGGGCACAGAGAACCGTTTACAGGCTTTTCAGATAGGTACACTCAACGGAACATTCAGGGTTCTTCTCGTCCATAAAAGCATCTCCGTTACTCCATGCCTCATAAGCTTTAGCCTTGGCTTGTTCTACGTTGTCCGCCTCTACTTCCGCCCAACCCTTCGTTGTCTCGCTGATACCTACAAAATACTTACTCATAATTCTAAAAGTTTAATGGTTAATGAATTGCAGTCGGCTGCTGCTTAATGAGCAACCGACCTTTTGGCTTTAAACTCGCGCATTCTCTGACGTGGTGTCTTGCTTTAGCTTCGTGATCCGGAGAGCTTTATGCTCGCCTTCAGATGCCGGCTGATTCTGCCGGACTCGGAAGGCGATACAAGAAGCTCTTGTAAATCGTAGTGTCAGACCGACGCGCGAAGGTGACAGACCTTAGGTGTTGTTACTTAGACTCCTTGCAGGCCTTGTTGACCGCCTTTCTGAAAGCGGACTCCTCTGCCCAAACGCACAGCTTTCCGTCGATAGAGATGTTGGATTCTGCGATGAGCTGCTTGAGCACACCAAGCATTCTCCATCCCTCTTCATCTGCGCCATACTTGACAGCATCGGTATCTATCTTGCGGAGAGATGCCGCTTCGGACTTGCCTGTAAAGCGAGCCTCGCTGAACATAATGAGGTTACGCATTGCGAAGTAAGAACCCGCACCCTTATAGGCGTTGATGAACGTGTCGGACTGCTTGGTTTCCCATGCGAGGTGCTTGCGAATCTTGTTGAACTTCTTAACGAGGTTGTAGAGTTCTCGTCTGTTCGTTGTGTCAATCCGTCGCGAGCAATTTTGTACAGAGGAACATACACTTTTTTCATCAAGTCTGCAACAAAGATGTCCTTGTTGTTCAGACGAACATAAGGAACACCCTTGCACTTGTGTTTGTACGCCTTAGTGTTGACTCCGTTCTTGTCCTTGCGGAAGATAAGATTATCGTTAACGTACGCCTTAAGTTTCTCAATATAGTCGTCCACCATACCTGAGAATGTGCATTCGTTGAAGAAAATCCCTCGCTTCGAAAGGTTCTCTGTGTCACCGTTCTCCTGCATCTTGGCCTGAGCATGAAACTCATTTTCAAGCATACGCCACTGATACTCGTATCCCTTGCGCTGTAAAAGCTCGTTGAAAGACTTTTTGCCAGTCTTCATATCACGGAGCATACCGAAAATCTGAGCGGTTACCCAGCGACGGAAAAGCTTCCAGTTGTTCACGTATCCACCCTCGACAATCTTCTTGCCAACAGCATCAACGACAACATCGTCAAGATCAACAGGAATAGCCTCGCCTTTCTCGATTCTGACAAGCTTATCAGCACCAAGAGTGTAGTAGTTACTTACATCAACGCCGGCACTCTTCAATGCTTCCATTCGCATCTGCGCCTTGGTCTTCTTGCCAGTAGCTTCTACGCTGTTAGTTACGATGTTCACAAGTTCTCGCCAGTGATTGTTACAATCTGTTTCATAATTCTAATTTTGTTAATGGTTATTAAAATGTTAATTAAATCTTGTGGATGAGGCTTACGCCCCACCCTTGTTTGGCTCAATCCAGTCTCTGAGAATGATCAGGTCGTTGTCGTCTTTAGAACGCCAGAACCACGTTCCCCATGAAGGATTCCATGTGAGGCGTCCAAGAATTATGCAGAACAGGACATACACCTCCAGTCTGCATCTCGCCACCTCACGTCGCTCTCCGTACATCATATCTTCGTCTGAGAGCTCTTTCTCAGGCAAAGCCTTGAAGTAGTAGTGTCGATGTGATTCAGAACGCTCTGACGGCACAGAATGCTTGTATTCCTGATATAGCTGCTCTATCTTGCTCATTATTTCTTCCTCCGTAGAAGGATATGTGCCAAGCCAGCCATTATACTGCATATCATTCACGATAATCTTACCATTCACTCTACAAGTTCTCTTCTGAAAGTTGACGGTGAACTTTGCACCGTCCCTAACCTCGTTGATAATTAGTTCGTATAACATAATTCTAAAATATTGGTTAATAGCAGTACGCTCAAAGGATACGTTGTGTTGCTGTATGCGCTCGATGTAAACAGTCGAGTGAATCCTGAGTCGTCCAAGGTAATTAACTGGACGGACTCAGGAAGATACGGACTGTTTGTCTAAATCTTTCCTTCTTGCGTACTATTCGGCTCACAATAACCTATTCCGACTCAATTTGATATGCTGCATGACTTTAAGCATTCGATTAGCTACATAACTTCGCAAGAAGTCGCCCTCATGGAGCGTAAGCTCCACCTCTGCGAGTTCTCGACGAAGGGATGTAGGATGAATTGTCAAACCTTGTCGGACACCGCTGCAATGCGAATGACTTATCTCATGTATTATGTTGCATGAATATATGTTTGCGATTCGACTACGTGATTGGATACCTGCGCCTGCGGTGATAACGGCCGGCGCAGGTATACCACTCATGTGGTATTAAACCTCATACTCTTGATAAGTCGTGATGCAATTCACTTTTGGTTGTTTGTAGGTACACTTAAAGGCTCGTTGCCATAGCTGTATGATTTTGATATAACCCCGTGAGAGAGGAGATCACTTACCTGGGTATAACCCAGTGTCAGTGATCTGCTTTTATCACGTGGTATTAAATCGTACCGCCTCCTTGTGTACCTCGTTTGGCAATAACGTTGTCTTCGACATGGGAATTTTGTACGGAGATGTAATGTTCTGATAAAGGAGTCTTGATGACACGCGTTGACGGCTTGATATTGGCAGGAAACGCGTGATGGATTAAGACTTCGCTTAAACTTATTCCCCAACCGAAGACAACCCTCGTACTCGGGTAATTCCCTGACCGATGGCTCGGCACAATACTTTATGATTCTGATTTGACACAGGATTCGCCAGAATAGATGATCCAGGACGTCGTAAGTAGTATACGACGACGTCCAGGATCAACGACTCTGGTTAGAGAACCTGTTTCGTAAACTTCTGCCATTCATCAGGGAGTGGTGGTGTGCGCCACCTGTGGAAGTCATACGGACTGGCACATTTCTGTACTATTGTGATTAGACACGCCTTGTGTGTCTTCAGTAAGGTCCCTTTGGTCTCAAGTATAACTTGGGCGAAAGTGGCCCTTACTGAAGATGTTGTAGAGGCGTGACATAAATAAGTCCGTCCTTCTCCCACGTCCGTGTGCTTGGCTACAGAGTCTGACGGTCAGAAGATACTGCGCATAGCTATATTAGATTGATAATATCCGGTTAGGACGGATAGTGGGTCCATCTTTATGAAAGATGGACCCACGGCTCCGCAACCTGATATTCAAATCTTACCTTCATTCCGTCAGTCCCTTGCGCTGGGTGCTACATCTACAGAGTATTCACCAATGTGTTGTACGCTGCCCTGCTCGTCCGCAAGGCGTTCTGAGCACAACCGATTGATAGATACCCCTTGATTTCGCTCTCTGTCTTGTTCCTGTTGGCTTTTACATTTCTTCCACGACCTCGGTCTATGCAACCTACAGCCTGAGTCTTCACATATCCGAGGCCACCGACTTTGCTCTTGCCCGTCTTGACCGCACGGATGCAGTCCATGACGAAGGTGTTGAGCTTGTTGATGTCCTCTTTCACGTTAATGACTGGAAGAACCTGAGTAGCCCAGGAATAATCGCAGTACCCCTTGTAGAGATACTTGTTTACGGCATTGATGGCTTTCGTCATCGTGGTGTCACGCTTCTTGATCGTCCTCTTCTCAATCTCCTTTTGGAAGGTCTTGATACGTGTGGATGACAGAGAGATATTGTGACCCTTGATGGAATACCCGAGGAACTTGAACCAGTGATTAGCGTCAAGATACTCAACCTTCTTCGGGTTGAGCGTCATCTGCATCATCTCCAGCTCGCTCTTCATGATATCCATGGCTTTCTCATAGTCTTCACCGACAAACAGCGTATCGTCGGAATAGCGGACGTAATATCCGTTAAGCTTAGACAGCTTGTCGTCAAGATGATAGAGGATAACGTCAGCCAACCATGCCGCAACAGAGCATCCCTGCTTGAGGGACTGATATTTCTCGCAGAGGTTGTTGTCCTCATCGAAATACAGGTCCGTGTGATAGTAGTCACGAATGACATCTATCAGTGTAGACTTTCCGTACTTCTCCTCTACCTTGTCGAATGCCCAGTCGATGAACCGAATAGGCACAGAATCAAAGTACTTGGAGAAGTCACCTTTCCATCCGATGATTTTCCCGTCTGCCAAGTATATTATCCGAGACACATCTTGCACCACACGACCGCAGCCGATACCTTTCTGATACGACGTACAGCGTGGATGCACCATCTCTGGCATCAGCTCGAACAAGAGGTCGTTCGCTATGCTCAAAAGGATTCTGTCTACAGGCTCATTCACATAGACAGTACGGAAATCTCCGTTGTCTTTCGGAATTTTGGCTGTATGTGGCGGCATTATCTTGTAATTGCCACTTTTAATCCTCTCATACATAATAAGACGAGCCTCTGGTGTCGTGAGCTGATACAGGGTTGCTTTGTTCATGTCTTTGTCAATGCCTTTGCTGATAGCATTCTGCCACCGCTCCGGCTCAAAGAACATACTTAGGATTTTGTCTTCATTCATAATTCTTCTTGTTTTGGTTTGTAGTGCCGTCTTCAGACGGCTTTTAGGCTGTTAAACCAAGATATTCTGATAGGGTATCTGCCATAAGCTTGGTTACGCAGTCATCATCTATGTCGCTGACGTATTTGCTTACGTCACATCCATAGAGCTCTTCCCCTTCTTCGACTGCCCTCAATGCCTGTCTTGGAATATCTCTTATAACGAAATCCAAATCAGCCTTTGTCTCGCAATCGTCAATGATACCATCTGGAATGTTGAGAAGCACGTTGTCTTTCTCATCAACGAGATGCCATTCATAGTATCCTGGAATAAATCTTACGTTGTTCATAATTCTTATGTTTTGGTTATTGGTAGGGAGATTGCTCTCCCTGTTTGGCTTAGTCGATGTGCTGATAAGTCTCGCCGTACTCATTCTCGTAATCTGCGTAGAACTGCTGATCATCTTCAACCTCTACTGTTTTGCCGCAGTAATTGTCAGAATCGAGAACGATAACGGAATCGTTGTAGGCCGTTTCCACTTGTTCCAGTGCGTCAGCCTCACTCTCGGCATCAACGCTCACTACCTTGTTTAAAGTCTCTGTGACTGATACGTAATATCTCTTCATAATTCTTGTAATTTTGGTTAATATTGTTCCGTGTCGGGTCTCGAACCCGATGTGCGCCTGTCGCTCACGGATGATAGATGTTAGAGTCTCTTGAGAGCAGCTTCGATGCCTGCGACTTCTTTGTCCTCAATCTTCGATATTTCTTGTAATATCTCGTCCAAGTGAGTAACAAAACTAAGTGCATCTACTACGCGACCAACCTTCACATTAAGGTCACCAGCATGTATGTCGCATATACCAAACTCTTGCAACAAATAGTAAATGGTGCCACTATTTCGCGCAAGAAGAATGCGTTTAACACAACTTATTTGCACGGTAACAACTCTGAAGGTAATACCACAGCGAGGAATGAAGATTTCTGTCCTGTCAAGCTCAATGAGCTTATCGCATATAGCTTTCGCCAGTTCCTCGCACTTTTTTTTCAGTTCTTGAGACTTGCGTGCGTAATCGTCACGTCCAAGTACTTTCCACATTTCTTTTTTCTCCATAATTGTTAATGTTTTTTAATGTTGATAATATTATTTATTGTCATAATAGCAGAGTACTCTGTATCCGTTCTTGACGAAGATGTCGAGTAATTTCTGTGCGCTCTTGTAAAAGAGATTCAGTTCAATGCTTACAACCTCATCATCAAAGAATAGTCGTTTGTGGTTCTTGATGATGTTGTCACAATGTTTCTCGTCGGCGAAGAAATTATAAAACACGTATCTCTCTTCATCATTCTGCTTGTATTCGCAAATAAAGATGGCGAGAGCATTTCCGGAGTAAATGTTTACGTTGTACTTCTTTCCTTTCTGTCTGATGGTGAGTTTGCCCATCTTGTCTTTCCAATTCCATTGTAATGCCATATTCTTAATAATTTATTGGTTAATAATGTCAGGGAACTTTCGTTCCCCGTTTTTAGGCTAATTTCTAAGATGGTGTTTCCATCTTAACGCTTTTGTAAGAGAATTGACAACCTTGAAGGGCAGTTTGTAGAAATACTGTCCCATGTTGTGAAGTTGGATCGCATACAACTTGTCAATTCTCTGAAAATCACGCTTGCCACTATTATCTATAGTGTAGCAGAAATACTTGTTATCTTTCATAATTCTAAAATAAATTGGTTTGTAGAAGAGGAGCGTGCAAGCTCCCCTTGGTTAGGCTAACTCAACAATCTCGTCAATTCTACCATATACTGATTTTCTCAAGCAAGTCTTGTTACAAGCGTAAGTCTCCACCCAGTTTCCGTATTGGCAATACAGAAATCTCTTCAAGACATCTTCGAAACTTACGATATATCCAACAATAGCTATGCCGGTTCCTGACCACATGCGACAGTCTATGACCTTTTTTGTTACCCAAAGTTTCTCATCCGCTGTTAGCTTTTCGCCTCGATTTAATTTGGCTCTAAGTTCTCCGGCACGTGAATATCTTACAACATCCTCGCTTGCTGGATTTTCTACAAAAGGAAATACATTCTCCATAATCTAATCTGTTTAATTGGTTAATAATGGCATCTCCCCATGCGAGGGGAGAAATTTAGACTCAAACGGTGTAGTCGTACCCCGTACCACTACACCTCCATGCGTCACCAAACCTGTATAAGCGTCTGTAAAGCGTGGATAGTTTCACTTTCCTTACCTCCATACTGTTGTAGAGTGGAAGTAGTTTCCTTGCTGCATTAATCCTTGATTCCATAATCTAATTGTTTTTGGTTCGTAATGGTTCCCCACATTATTGTGGGGGTTTTAGCTGATTAAACTCTCATTGAGCGTGTACGCTTCAATGTCGTACTCGTGATCGGTTCCATTGGTACACTGGGATTGGTGGTGATAACCACGCAAACCCTCAACCTGCTTTTTTGTTGCTCCGTCGTCCTTGGCTACCTTACAGCATCTTCTGATGCTACCTGCTACAACAAGTAATTCGCGGCTTGCGTATGTATTCCAGTTGTCTGTGCGATAGAGCGCATAAACTTTCTTTGCCATAATTTACTTTTTAATAGTCACACAAAATAGTATCTCCATCGTATCTTACGAAGTAGGGACATCTCTGGCAAGCGGTAATCATACCGACTGCCAACAGCTTTTTAAAATTAGGGTTTGGGCACTTTTCGCCCATGCCAGCTCTCGTAATCTCAATTTTCTTCATATTTCAATCTTTTTGGTTAATAGAAATCCTCCACCCGTAAAGAGTGAGGATTGGTTTGGCTACGGCAGCTGGCTAGCCTTTGCCGCATTCTCGTTGTTGGTAGTCGTTGAGACTCCCTTCCACATCGTTCCAAAATGATCTACGCAAAGAATCCACAAGTCAAGCTTGTCTGAGTAAGAGAAGATAAGATCAGGGAAATTCTTCTGCATCCATTCCTTATCCTCTTCGCTCATGTTAGTGAGGAACCACTGGAATATCTCGATTCCGTCCCTGCCGTCTTCGTCTTCATTTGTCCACTCTGGATACTCGATGTTTTCAATCACTGATTCGTCATTCTCCACAATCTCGTTACAGAGGATGAACGCACTTTTTAGCCAGTGTACGGCTGTGTAGTAATCCGTTATCATAATTCTAATGTTCAGTTAATAATCGTACTCCCCAAGCGAATGGGGAGATTTTAGGCTAAAAAATGTAGATGGCAGAAGTTCTACCTGTCACGGCATATAACTGTCCGCTCTCGCCTTTCAAGAGCATACCGTTACAACCGTAGATTCCTGCTGCATACCCAATCTGAGTATAACTTTCAGGAATTTCACTTCTTTCGTCTGCGTAGGTTACATCCTTTGCCACACCGCTTGCTACAAGCGATTTCAGCTGCTTACATGAATATCGTTCCATAATTCTACTAATTAAAATGGTTAAACATGGTTTCTGTGCAGATAGACCGCACAGAATGTTTGGCTAAAATCTGTGAGGGCGACGAGAAAACTCAATGTTCTGTGCCTTCCTATCCGCCTTTGCTGTGCGCCGTAAATACTCGCCCCTGTCGAGCCTCTTTCTTGCGCACTCCTCACCTATAACCGCCTTGTGGCTCGCTACGAGCCTGGCAAGAAACTTTCTGTCTCCGTCTGTCATAATTCTAAAAATGATTGGTTAATAGAAATCCCCACCCGTAAAGAGTGAGGATTGGTTTGGCTAACCGAACATAAGATGTGTAATGATATCCTGTAGAACAGGTTGGTAGCCGTACTCAAAAATCTGCTGGACGGCAATCTGTCTTGCCTCCATGTTGAGTTCCTTGTAGTCCTCTACCATACCTTTCTTGTTTCCGCAGTTGTAATGATATAACATTACATCTCTAACGAAATCCTCGCAGTTGTAATACTTACACTGCTGCTCCAGTGTCTTGCCTTTTCTTGCCATAATTCAAAAATATTGGTTAAACAATAGAAGGCGCACTCACGTATAGGCGCACCTTTTTAGGCAAATACTACTCTTCTTCATTGTCTTCCTCTTCTTCATTGTCTTCTTCGTCAAGACAATAATAGCTGTCAAGCTCATCGGTGCCGGAATAGCCATCATCCTTGCACTGCTCGTAACTGCGATTTCCGGTTCGTGCGAAGATAATATCAGTCATTGTACTCTCACTCAAGCCATTTATATACGTGACCAGTCTAACTTCCTCATCTGTGGCGATATTGTTATCAACAATGAAATCCCACAGCATAGCCTCAATACTTTCCATATCCTTTGAATAATTTAGTTAATAATTGCTCCTACGTGTCTTCACGCAGGATTTTGGGCTTAACGCTCCTCTACTTTCACGCTCACGGCATAAGGCAAGTCATCTCTGTCAACCTCCTCCCATTCGTACTCAACGATAGTGCTCATGTATCTGTTCTCCATCTTATAGATGGCTCTATCTATAGTTCTCTTACTGATGGTGCATCTCGTCTTCTCGACCTTGAACTTGACGTGAGCCTTGTATCCGTCATTAGTGAACTCAACGAGCCCTTCTCTTCTCGCAACTGCCACACATCCGTGGAATGCGTTGATGAATACGTACTTTTCTCCATCAAAATACACATCAATACGTGTATGATACTCTTGTGTCTTTAAATATTCCATAATTCTTTCGTTAATTGGTTATTATGTAGGTAGAACAATAGCTCTACCCTGTTTAGCGACACATTATCTCACGAAGTATCTTATTCGCTCTCTTCTCGCTCTGAGATACACGCCTGTTATAAACTTCTCTGCTTAATTTACGTCTCTTGCAGTCTGCTGCAATAACTTGCTCGTGAGACTCTACAAGTGCCTGTAGAAAATTAACATCTGCTTGTGTCATAATTCTAAAGTATTTGGTTAATAATAGAAGCAGGACACAGGACGTGCCCCGCAGTTTTGACTACTTGTCACCGCACGCAATATTATGAGGGCAGCAATGTTCTTTGCCGTCCATCAATCCGTGAAAGCAGCATCCTACACATCTCTCTGTGACTATATCCCACTCTCGCTCTATTCCGTGTCTGTCAGTTACTCTTACTGTTTCCATAATTCTAATATGTTTTGGTTAATAGCAGGCAGCACAATTATCGTACTGCCCAGTTCTGGCTCAGAGATTGTACAACGGACTTTCCGAAGCGTACAGAATTGTAGGACCGGTGAGGATGGAGAACGCACAAGGGTCGAAATCATCGAAATTCCTCATACTCTCGATATATTTCTGTATCTCTGCTCGTATGGATGACAGATTAAATCTGCCGTCAACTGGCAAGATAGAATCCGTGCCAGTCATTTCCACAACGCTAACCTCGTTCGTAAATCTCATGTTCACAAGGTCAAACTTGTTAATCTTGTGATAAAATTGTACCCATTTTCTCATAATTCTAACATTTTTGGTTTGTAGGAGAGCGTGACAACCGCCACGCTCAATTTTAGCTCATACACAAAATGGCTATCTCGTTGAAACTCTTTGAGATAGACTCACGGCTACGATAATCCCTGTAGCCCTTTGCGTTGTTGCTGTACCACTGACGTGCTGCAATCTTGATTTTTTCCATCTCGTGCATAAGGGCACGCTCAAAATTCTTCTGTGATTTCCTGTCTTGCATAATTCTAAATTAAATTGGTTTTACATAGTATGCCCAGGAAAATGCCTGAGCACATTTTTGGCTAATCGACCTCGTAGAATAAGATAACATAGCGCTCGTCAATGTCTTCAACATGATCGGGCTTGCAAAGGTCACGGAAAGGAAAATCACTGTTCTTTTCCTCAACAACGCTAATCCAACATCCAGGATGGAGCATATAGCTCTCTCTTGTTCCGTAAAATTCCTTCGTGTCTGTTTCATCCAAGTGCATATAAATATTCCACTTAGTATTATCCAACCCTGTAGCGTTAATCTTGTCGATTAAATTAAATGTCTTAATGTTCATATTTCTAATATTTTGGTTATTATCGTACTGCCCACGGAACAGGCAGCATTTAGGCTATAGGATTTCAAAAGCAGAAATCCACGTAAACAATACGTGTTCCGCTGAACTCTCTCCAGTGACACACGTCATCATATTTGTAACCCTCGTATTTGCGGCTACTTCTGTTGTATTCGTCACGCACCCACACAGGAGCGCTCTCTGAATTCGCCAATCGGAAAAACTCTCCTCGCTTGACGTTCTTTAATTCTGTCTTTCTCATAATTCTGTAACTTGGTCAATTATCGTACTGCCTGAATTTCTCCAAGCAGAATTTAGCCGAATGTTTCCAAGCAGAATTTTCGTACTTGCCAACTCTCTCACACCTCAGGGAACATGAGATTTTCCAAGCGGAGTGTAGCACGCCAAAGCTCGCGGAAATACCACTTGCCAATTATCGTACTGCTCCAGAACTTACCAAGCAGAACACCCCAAATAATTCCAAGCAGAATTACAGGAATATTCGTACTTGCCAAACACAACAGCGCAGGAAGCGCCTGAAAAAATCCAAGCAGAATTATCGTACTTGAATAAATAATCTGTCTTGCTGTCATAATTCTAAAATTTGTTAGTGATTGTTCCGTAGCACACGCACGACAATTATCGTACTGGCTACGGATTTTTAGGCTCAAGCCACACAGAATAATGTAAGCACACCATTCTTCAGCGACCCGAATTCAACATGACTCAAAATCTCCTGAGCATCCGCAATTACGCTCTCGACCTCTCGCATGGAGAGGCACTTTATTCTCATTGTACTCATAACTCTAAAATTTAATGGTTATTGTTCCCTACAAGCGTAGGGAGATTTTAGGCTCTGTAAATTACACCCTTAGACAAAACCTCACACAAATAACCGGTGCGTTTGCCGTTCCACCACTCCGCGTTTACCATAGTAACGGCGGTGATAGTGTTCACGCCACACTTAGGATTAAGAGCATCAAAAGCCTCTGATAATGTGTGGTATGTCATGTAACCACCAAGAATATTAACCTTGTTTGTCTGATAAAGCGTGAATATCTTTCTCATAATTCTAATAATTTAAATGGTTCGTATAATAGGAGCCACGCACGGATCTCTCCATGCGCAGCCATTGCCAGGATGATACACTTTCATTGCGCACGCTTGTCACCCACGGCACCGTATTGTGCCGCTTCGTCACCCTCTGAGGACTTGTCGGCATCTCGAAAGACACCAGCGGATAACCCCTCAGCGTTCTCCGCACGTTTTCATGGGAATAATTCCCACACGTCCGCTACTTGTGTAGCGATATAGCTATACGTACAACTACTTACGTATCGTAGACCTTTTGGATATACCTCACGTGAGATAAACGATAACTACTCACGATTACAGATTTGTACCACCCGCGCCCTGTAATGAATGTGCGCAGCACTTTAGGAACTCGTCCACGTGTGCCAGACGATAGAATATGAATTATGATTTTTCCGTCCGTCATCTCTCTCGATAACTGCACAGCTACGGCTCTCGCTCTGGTCCACGTGCCTCATCTCATTCGGTATCGTGTCGGCTCTGTGCTCTCTCGCTACCCTCGACGGGATTTCTCGCCCGCCTTCCTGTATCGCTACAGGTTTGTTTGCCGGATAGCTCTCTTGAATTTTGGCAATTAGTCCCCTGAGGGAGAAATTCTTCTCTCTCTGAGTAAGCCCACACACCACGACAAGGTTTACCAAAAAAGTGTGGGAAAAATAAGGGCATGACAGCCCGCGCCAAATCTCTGGACTTGGTGTATAATATCCCACGGTGGCTTATTGTGTCCACCGTGGGGAAAGATAGTGGGTGTAAAGATAGGGCTTTTGCCCTATCTTGTTACTTCTCGCCTCTTAAGGCTGCGAGTTCGGCTTGCAGTTGGGCAATACGTTCGGTTAAGTCTTCTTCGTTTGCTTTCTGCTTGCGTGCAACCTTTGAACCGCTTGCAAAGGAAGTGTGAAGGGCTGCGAGTTTTGAGCCCAAACGCTGCACGGAGTCTATAATGGTTGTTTGCTCATCTTTGCCGTTATCGTTGAACCACTGGAAGAATCGGGGTAAGTTGTGCGTGTGGCTAAACTCGCTAACGGCTGCACGTACGCACTCGGTTTGCAAATTGCTATAGCTTTCGTCGCCTAACACGTAAGCGGTTGCAAGCTTGTTATACTTGCTACGTGCTGCTTCCATTTCTTTTCGTGCGGCTACTACGTCGTTGTCTTTGCACTCTGAAAGCAACGTTTTGCGATAGTCGTTTAATACCTCAAGACTGGCTACGATTGTAGCGTTTTCTTTACACTCTGAAACATAAGTAGATACGTTCGACTTGTTGTTTGTTGCCATGTTGTTTTGCACCTCCCACACATGAGCGGGTGCGCCTGCATTAAGTGAAAAATATAGAGATTCCAGGCTGCACTTTCTATTGAAAGCCCCTTTTATCTCTTTCTGTATTGCAAAGGTACGACTTTTTTTTGATATTACCAAAGAAAAAGTGTTAAATCTAACATGGATAAAAGCCTATAACTATCTATAATACAGCACTTTATAACTTTAACCTTTGACGTAAAAGTAAATTATCTTTACTTTTTGGTTGCGTATATGTAACTATATACAAGCAAGAGTGTTAAAGTGTTAATAAGTAACCAGTGGGAAATTTTGTAATAATTTCTTACGTCAAGTCCTTTGTAATATGTTTTCGTGTTCCACGGCGCATATTTATACAAAAGGCGATGAATGATTATACAGGCGTAAGTGATTGTGTATTAGGGAGTTACAAAAGCAATGTTGTGATTTAATAGTTGTTAACGTTTGTGGAACAAAATGCGAAAATTTAGTTTGGTTTATATGGAGTAAACCAAACGTATATGTAATTATATTTTACTAAAGCACCCCACCCCCCTATGGGAGCGCAGCCCTGGGGCGTAGTCACCTCACACAAAAATTTTTTTCTTTTTTTTAACTCAAAATGTCAAGTTAATTTACTTTTCTTCTGTATTGCATATTTATTCAAACACCTTTGTTTGTGCTTGTCAAGATAATTTACTTTATGGACTTACCCTTGTTATTGAAAGTGTAAAATGTATATTTATCCTCCACCCATTGAACGTTAATAATGTATAAATATACCGCATAAACAATGTATTTTAGCATAATTATGTAGTTATTTCTTATTTTTGCATTATTCCTATTATTATATAGGGCATATAGGTGAGGGCCACTTGTGGTGCGTAATCCACCGAAGTCCCTTTGTTTACAGGGGTTCTTTCATGTTAAAATAACGCAGAAACTAAAAAATTATTATACACAGATGGAAAATGGTTTAGCTATAGACACTTTACACACGCAGCTGTTGGACCTGACGAGGCAAAGCGAGTTTGGTTTTGACGCATTGCGTTCTACCTCTTGGGGCAGGGTGAATTCGGACACTTACAACATCTTGAAGTCTCAGTTCGTGAGGTCTATGCGTCAGCTTGCCAAGAAGGCTCCTGTAAAGTATTACAAGGGCAGCTATTACATCTTCAACGGCAAGATATACGAGTCCGTCCCAAGGATTGTCTTGGAGCAGACCTACCAGCTGTTGCTTCTTGACCTCGCCATAAGTCCGATGATTGGCGTCAGCACTGTGATGAACAAGTCTTTTATTGACGTCATAGAGTGCTACAACATTCTTCATCCGTCCTTTGACATCGTGGCTTTCAGCAATGGTGTTGTGGATTTCGGTAGAGGCTTGCAGAATCCTGCCGTTATGCCGTTTTCTCCTGACTATCATGTGACGTACTATCATCCTTACGACTTCAATCCGAAGGCCAAGTGCGACAGGTGGATGAACTTTATCCATGAGGTGCTCCCTGACAGGACATCGAGGATGATACTACAGATGTTCCTTGGTTTGGGTTTGATACAGCGCGGAACGGCTTACAATCCGTATGAGGGAAAAGAATCGTCGAAGATAGAGCTGTGTCTGCTTCTTATAGGCACGGGAGCTAACGGAAAGAGCGTTATTTTCGATGTGGCTTGTAACCTCTTTGGCAAGGACAGGATAAGCAAGATGGACTATGCCGACCTTACCGCAGAGGGCGATGAAGGAATGAGGGGCAGATATCCGATAAGGAACGCCATCTTCAACTGGTCTTCGGACTCTGATCCGCGTAAGTTCGGAAGGAAGAACACCGGCATGTTCAAAAGGCTTGTCAGCGGAGAGCCTGTCCCTATGCGAGAGCTTGGCAGGAATGTTCTTGAGGCCAACAATATCCCGTACCTCATCTTTAACCTCAATGAGCTTCCGTTCCCAGAGGACGCGTCGCTTGGCTTTATCAGACGTTTACAGTATGTCAGCTTTGATGTTACCGTACCCAAGGAACGCCAGGACCCTGAGCTTTCGAGTAAGATTATAAGGAGGGAGCTCAGTGGAGTGTTCAACTGGGTTATGCGGGGTGCGCAGGAGTTGAGGAAGCGTAAGTACCGTTTCCCCGCCGCCGAAGGAAGTGCCAAACAACTTCTCCTGTCCCTTCTTGGCTCTCAGCCCATATACGCCTGGATACGCGCTTACGGTATAAGGAGTGATGCCCAAGCAAAGGGCGAAGTGTCCAATCTCTTCAATTCCACCATGCTTTATGAGTGTATGCGCAGGTTTTGCGCTATCAACGACGTTGACGAGAAGGATATTCCGTCAATGAACAAGTTTGGTAGGGATATGTGGGCCAAGTATGGTTTCTTCAAGAAGCGCACAAAGGAGGGCAATGCCTATCAGATGTTTGGCGTCACGGAGGCGGACCTGAAGCAGGATATCCTCATCAATGAGGTTTGTAAGGGCGAGGAGGACAATGATGAACCAGAGAGCTTTATCAAAGGCGACGATTAAATATTTATATGAATATGATAGACAAGGAATATGTCAAGGAGGTTATCTCCCGTATTGTCAAGAAGAAGTCTGACGGGAGTGTTGTTCCGGCCGCCGCTTCGATGCAGGAGATTATGGCTTCCGTTCGTGATGATGTCCTGGAGTGCCTGAGAACAATGTACGGCACAAAGGAGGTTGTAGCGAACAAGACGTTGAACAGTGTTTTATTTAAATGCTTATGAGAAGACATCACAATCCTAATAAAGTTCCTCCGCTTAAGCCCAACCCCGAGCATTGGACCAGGAAGGTTCATTCTTGGAAGGCGAAGGTTGCTTACGAGACTGAGGATGATGCTTGGGAGTTTCTGAATCAGAATCCGAAGTTGAAGGCACTTGGCTGGCATCCTTACTTATGCAATGTCTGTTCGAAGTGGCATATCGGTAAATTACATAAAAAATGAGCTTATGAAAGGTAGATACTCTTGGAAATATGAAAAAAGAATCAGGTCTATGTGTGACATGATCGAGGAAGGCCTTTTATTCTTTCTTATTGACGAGGTTATATCGGTAGATTCCGGATGCTTTCTTCATGAATTTAAGAATATATGGTGGAAGACATTGGATGATACTCCAACGCCGTTTTTGGTAGAGATAAATGATCAAGATGCGATACTGAGGCCATTCAATACTCAGATAAGTAAATCGGAAGGATTTCGGGATGATGGAGCCATCGTCATTCCTGCAAGAGATTTCCTTTTTAAAACTAACTTAGCTTGTGGTAATATTTTAAAACATAAATAATTGAGATATGGAGATTAGAGTTAATATTTTAGGAAAGGTCGCATACAAAGAAAACGAAAGTAGGGAGGATGCAGAAAAAGCCGAACTATATCCATTTGGAGAGGGTGTGTATGCTGTAATGGATGGAGAAAATTTCGTTGAGTTAAGAGTCGTATCTGACAAAAAACACAGCGATGAAAAAGGTGATTATTACGAATGCGTAGGTCGTTACTGGGGGAACGGGAGAATCTCAAACTCTGTAACTATCATAGAGCATGAAGAAAGGTTGAAGGATTATATCGACAAGTGTTTCGGTCGTCTTGAAGCTATTGTTAAAAAAAACAACGATTGTATCAGTAGTGTAAGTGAAGAACTTGCTGGCTTTATAAGTAATTCTCAGGATGATTTTTGCTCTATTGAGAAATCTCTTGAAAGAATAGAGAAAGATGGTGTTGGTAGCGGAAATGGTATCAGCGAAAAGACATTATTGTCTGCTATCGAGCTTGTATCAAAACAGAAATAGTTGAGATATGAAGAAGAAGGGATATTACGAATACAGTAACGGTATTTATCCAAGGAAGCTATGGGTTCATATTGGTAGGGACCTAAACGAAGTGATAGACTCCTGCTTTGATGGGTGTGATTATTCAGATGTGGATTACTGCGGTGCCACTTATGATGCAGCGACAAGGAAGGATAATGACTCGTATGGTGTTCTTGTTTCCTTTAAATGCCTGAAGGATATGACTATGAACGTCTGCTGCCACGAGGCTTCTCACGCCTGCGACGCTATTGAGGATGCTATCGACATGAAGCACGGAGGCGAGTCTTCAGCTTACTTGATAGGCTGGATTGCGTCTTGCATCAACAAGGCTCGTTTGGGCATTGGTAATTTTATTGAAATTAAAGATATAAAAGAATAAGAATTATGAAACCGATTATTGTAATAGAAATTGTAGAGGGAATGGGTATAAATAAAGAGGTTGTTAATCCTTATGGATACGAGCTTTTTGTAGGTGATAAAAATATTGAAACTCAGTGGAAGAAACTCGAAGAGCTTCGTAAGACAGGTGGAGTTATTATCGTTAAGCCGGACGCAAATAGTGCGGTACACGAGATTCTTAAGCCGTTTATTAATGGTGCTGGCTGGCTTGTCGGTTGTGGTCTGAAAAAGGTGTATACAAAAGAGCATGGCGACTTCTGTATTATCCTCTTCCATAATCCGCCTAAGGATATGATACAAAAGATTCATACGTTTCAAGAGAAGGAATAGCTTATGATTAAGAAAGAAGATATTAAGGTTGGTTCGTTCTTGCAGATTAGAAAGTCTGATTTGGAAGCAATAACCAATCAGAATTTTGTCGAAGAGGTAAATAAACATTGTCCGTTAAATACGTGTGTCGTCAAAGTTGTAAATATGTCAGGCGGAATGTGCGAAATAAAATATTCGCTCTGGTGCATACCAGCTGTCGTGAATACTGAAGGGCTGGCGAAGGTTGCAATTCCCCCGTCAACCCCAAAAACCGCAAACAGAAAGTCCGATGCTGACCACTTCAAGGAAATCACCGACAAGATGAGTGATACATACAAGCGCAAGAATCACGATTATGGGAATGCTTTTTCCGAAATGTATGATGAGCTTGGTATCAACTACGGCTACGGAAAGATACGAGAGAAGGTGAATCGTATCAAGACGTTGAAGGATAATGAGGCGCAAGTCGCTAATGAGCCATTGGAAGATGCTCTTCTTGACTGTGCTAACTATTGTATCCTGACATTGATGGAATATCAAAAACGCAAGGGACATGGCACAGACTGATTATACTTGTAAGGATTGTTTATTCTTTGATAACGGGACGTGTAAAGAAGAACGCTTCGGGAGAGACGTTTCGGGAGATGATGATGCTTGCACAGGTTTCGAGTATAAGGAAATAAAAGTTGAACTTTAAAATATTGTTATCATGGCATTACCATTTGGAAAGACTATCAAGACAAGACACTTCACCGTACTGAAGTTCAGTAAGAGCTTGTCGAAGAAAGAAGTTGCTTCACTCAGAAAGGATATTCCTGCTGAAATCAAGAAGCATTTACAGAGGGGCTCGTTGCCTTTCATCAAGATTGCAGACATTGCCGGCACATGGGGAATTGAATACTCTATCGGCACGTCCATGTACGCTGCGCTCGATGAATGTGTTCCTGTTGCTGTAGGAGACCATTATGAGTTCTCCAAGGATAATGGAATCATCATCGAGGCATTTGCCCAGCTTATGTTTGCGGATACATCGTTGCCTGGCGATGCGGAATATACGGCAGGCAAGTTGAAGCTACGTGACGAGTACATTGCTCGTGAGGCAGCAAGAAGAAACGCTGCTGCCGACAAGGGTAAGAGTGACGAACAACTCAGCAAGGAAAGTGATGAGGCCGTCCAGGAGGTCATTGATCGCGACAAGCACGCTGACACTTTCCTTGATATGGCAGAACAGATTAAGAAGGAAGGAGGTCAGCATGAGTGATAAATTGATTGAGATTGTCGAGGACCACAATTCCCTGGTACAGGCACTCCAATTCATATTGCAGGCCGCAGAGACGAAGAAACTGCCTCCATACGGCCTTCTTCCTACATTTAACGACTCTTTTCTTGAAGAACGGCTTAGGATAGCCCTTGAGCTTATCACAGGAGAGAAATATTCGTGATATATCGTATATTTTCTTCTACTTCATTTATATAAAAGTAAGGGGTGGCATCTGAGAAGATATCACCCCTTTTTAACCAAAAAAATTTTAGAATTACGAACAGCAGAAAGAATCTGTGAACATAATCTGTTTGCAAAGGTACTTGGTTTTGTTGGATTTATGGTATATCAAAGTTGCTTTAACACGAATTTAACTATTTACCACCCTTACAGAGTCCGTTCTTAAACAACAAGCAGTCATTCTTGCCGGTTGGATAATTTATTGGGAGGTAAAAATGTACGGTCGAATCCTCAGTTTGAAGCTCGTCCTGTTTAATTCTTGCGTACTCTGCTATAAGTCGTGTTTGTTCTGTCCACTCCTTTGTGCCCTCTTTCATCCTTCGTCTGGCAATTACGAGGTCTGTGAGGATCTGCTCCTTGGAAGTAGCTTTTGCCAACTCTTCAGGAGAAAGCTCATCGGCGCTCTCGTTCTTCGCTTTCTTGCCCTGCACCTCTGCGATTCTTGTCTGAACAGATTCCAGAGATTCAAGTTTATTCATTTCTCGCTCAAGAACGTCCTTAGGCCAGTTGAACCCTTCCCCTTGAAAGGCAATAGCCCAACTGTCACGGATGGACATGCCGGAACCACGGAGGCTGGCATAGATGTAATAGCGAGGGTCTTTCATCTTGAGAGCCTTTACCTTTTTGTAAATATCGACGGATAACGTGTATCCTTTTGTTTCTTCAATCATAATCTTGATGTTTTTAAAAGTTCAACGTTTGCTGCCTGCGGTGTTCTCTCCATACATTGATAGACTTGCCGTATATCCAATAGTCGAACACTTCTTCCGGCGACAATCCTTCGTCTATCATCCTTCCGCTAGCCTGGATATCCTTGATGGCCTTAATCCAACTATTATAGATATGCGGATAGCGTTTGCAGTCGGCGAGTTTCTGCTTATAGTTGTGCATAGGACAGCACAGGCAGCCAATCCTATAGTAGCCCTCGTCGTACAGCTTGCAATGCTTAATACCGAGTGTGTTCAAGAATAGCCATACATCATCATCTGTCCACTCTATGATTGGAGAGATTAAGAGCGATTCGTAGCCTCTGATGCAGCCGATGGTACGCTCATCACTGGCATTGGTGATGTTAATCTCGTGGATGCCCCACCGGGTTGGACGGCCACGCTTCTGACTGTTCCTTTTATCACGGAACTCGTCAAGACCTTCAAGAGAGCCGCTGTACTTATGGTTGGTAATCTCGACCTCACTCCTACCCGAACGCTGTCTGCTTTCTGCGTGGCGGATGCCTATGAGAACCACGTTACCTGCGCCAATACCTTCTTTATAGACTCGACAGCACCATCTTATCAGTCTTGTCGGAAGCATGCCTTCCTTACGGGCCTGGTTATAGATGCTGATTTTCGGCTTTATCATATCTACGTCCGGATAGTGCTTGCGGCAGAACTTGATTACTTCTGGTGGATCGACGGACGTAAGCCCCATGTGAGCCTTGAACTTCACGCCTGCAATCTTGGCAATGTGATAAAGACACTGACTATCCTTGCCTGAACTGAACGATAGATAGAAGCCTTCGTTAGGTGAGTATGCCAGTGCAAGCTTCTCCGCCTTTCTCAGCAGCTCTACAGAGTGCTTTATCTTCTCCTGGAATTCTTTAGGGAACTTCGGAAGAATTTCTTCTAAAGTAAAATTTAATTCAGAATTTATCATACTACTTATTTTTTATAAACAAACTCGGCACGGCAGACACAATTTATGTGTTGGGGAATTACCATTGTTCCTATCTTGTGAATATATCCAACAAGGCTATCACAAGCCTCGCAAGGAAATGATGAACCTCTGTGAACGAAGTATCCAACAGCTCCGCTCTCCTGCCCATACTCCTGCTCTGCCTGGCCCCACGCCAAAGCTATCACCTGTGAAGCGTTTCTTACGATATTCTGATAGGCGTTCTTGTAGTAGCCCTTTCCGTAAGAAGGAACATCGATGTTGATATCCTTTCTCTTCGCTTTGGTGATGACCGATGTGTGATATGGGTCCTTGTAGCCGGTTCGGATGGAATATAGTAGCTGCTGGTCTGAATATCCCATAATAGTACCCGCCTTGATCATCCTCACGATGTCTTCAGCAAAGTTTCCGAGATAGACAGCGTTTCTTTCGGATGTCGTCTTTCCGTAGATGTCGCTGACGAGAAACGATTCTATGTTTTCGTTGTCAATACCGAGAATCTTGCATGAAGCCTTGGAGTAAGCAGAGATGTAGCTGTTGATACTCTCCTCTGCCTCAGCAGTAACATTCTTGGCGTAAGAGAGCAGGGCTGACTCGTTTGTGAGCCTGTCAGCACCTCTGTATCGCTTACTTGCGGTAATTACCTTCTGTGTCGTTTTCCAGAGGATATCAGCAACATGGTCCTCGCAGTTTCGGATTGCCTGCAAGCGCTTTCTGCTATAATCGACAGAACGTTTTAATTCATCCATAGGCTATTAATGGGTTTTGTTAAACTTTTTCCAGTTATTCTTGTCGTCCACGTCATTGTTGCGATTTTTGTCCCATTTCTTGCCGCTGCGATTCGGCCTCCCTGCCTTGCGGCCACCGCCGGTGTTTATGTCGTTACCACCCTGCTGTTTATTGATTCGCGCTGTAGCCTCCTCTTCCTCGATAGCATTCTCTGTTTCGTTATCCGCACGCTGAATATCCATAAGAAGGTCTTGCTGGTCCTCCTCTTTCTTCTCACGTAAGATACGCTCCCACTCGGCATTCTTTGGGAAGTCAGGACAACGCTCCGATGCAGTCTGCTTCGAGAGGAATCCATTCTGAACGGCAGTTGCAAGATTTGTAAGAAGTTCCGTCTTGTTCTGATGCGTATAAGGCTCAATCCATGCGTTGATATCGAGACCAACAATAGAAGCCGTCGCATTATTTTCGTGTCCGATTCCGAACTTGGCAATTTCAACCAGCTTATCAAGGAATGGCTGCAACTTCTGAGAATCATTCATGGCTACCTCTAATGCAGGAGAATAGAGGAGTTTGATGGCTACACCTGGGAGGTCGCCGGACTTCAACTCAGGCGGCTTTACTGTGAATGACAGCTCATAGATGAGGTCGTACGACTTGTTGAGCTGAGTCGCAAAAGCATCTGATGCGTCGGTTCCATCGAGGAATCCGGCATCGTTATCCTTGCTGTTCATAGCGATAACCTTGGCTGCTCCAGTCATATCGTCGCCTGAAATGGTAATCTCATCACCATCACCCTTTACGTAGAATACAGGGAAAGCGTACGCCTTGTTGTTCTCGCAAAGATACGAGAATGCCTCCTCGTAATCTTCGATGTTCTTCTGAACATTGGACCAGCAAGGTCCCTCATCATTTCGGATATATGCAACCGGTATTGAATTGAAGTGATGTTCTTTCTTTTCAACAAGAGCATATCCGTTCATTCCGAACAGTCCCTTAATGAGATTCACAGCTTTCTCTGTTATACTCTTTTTGCCGACATCATTTCTAAACCTATAATAATAGGTATCGTCCCAGACCTCAACCCACTCAATCTGAGCGTTTCCGTCTTCATCCAAGTCGTAATACTTGCGAGCAAATACAGATAGTTCGCCGGTGATCGAGTCATAATGCGGATAGAGGTAGTCTCCGTTCTTGAATGACAGAACCTTAACTCCAAACTTTCCTTTGTCGATATAGCCGACTGCTGCGGTTTCTGCAACAGTCATGTATGAGCTTACTGCTTCGAAGAACGCAATCTCCATGTTGTGCATAAGCCAACCCTTCTTAAAGATGTTAAGATTCTTCTGGGATTCCTCTTCCTTATCAAGTTCATCTGTGCTGTCTGCAAGCTCAAACTGAATGTCATTTCCTGTCAAGTGTAGGGTGTGCTTCGTTGCGATAACCTGCTGGAAGGCAAATGCACATCTGGTGATTGGTTGTATGTAGTAGCGGTTTCCTGTAGTAGGATCTTTCGGGTCCCACTCAGGATTCTCCTTAATAATGTCCGGATAAGCGGTTTTGTCCCAGATTCTATGTCCGCTTGTGAAGTACTCACGAAGGAAGTCGGACTGGGTTTTTACTCTCCATACGCAAGGATCGTAAGGCATGTTCTGCATACTCCTATCACCAACCTTGTCGGAGAAAGTGCCATGACTCATGTATCCGTCAGGCTTAAGCTCGTAGAATGGTTTCTTTACGAGTATTTCTCTAAAATTTAAATTCTCCATAATCCGTTTATCTTTTTATGTTTCTTTTTTGTTAAACTGAATATCATTACGTAGAACCAAGACTCAAAGAAGTCAGGCGAGTGACCGACATACTTCTTGGCCTTCTTTTTAGGCATAAGTTTGAATCCCTTATCATCTCCGTCCTCGTCACGTCGGAGCATCTTGCGTTCCTTCTGAAGAATCTGTCTGAGAGGAACCTTATCGAATCCGTTTCCTGAATACTTTTTTTCAAGCAGTGATGAGTCGATGGAAATCTGTTTATCCTTAATCATCTTGTAGAATAGCCATGCGCACTGGGATTTTAAATCCTTGTAGAGGTACTTGATTCCCTCCTCTTCCTTATGGTTTTTAGCAATAGGGGCTGCCTGGTTGTTGAATGGAACGGCATCCTTGAAGAATCCCTTGAAGTACTGGCCGATGCCCTGTAAATCGTAAGTGAAGTTACATTCCTCGACGCCCCACTCTCTCAGTTTAGCCTCAACTACCGAAACAAGAGTCTTAGAGTCCAGCCTCATCACAACCAAGTCCTTGCAGTGCCATCCTTCCCAAAGCCACATCACGAAGTTATCGCCGCCCGTGAATGCAATATCAGCAGAGGCTCTTCGTTTTCCGTCACCTGTTTGTTCTGCGTTGTCGAAGATTTCCTCAAGGTCTTCCATCTTGATCATGTCATCTCCAGCAGCTTTCCAGTTCCAGTTTGCTTCCAGGTCTCGCATACGCTGTTCCTCATCCTGCTGGGCAAGGTTGGCGAGATATGAAACATCGGTAGAGATAAGCTTGATGTTCTCTGATACGTCGGCACGGATAAATGTCGCCGACTTGATGAACATTTCGAGCTTTGTGTATCCGAGCTCCTCATAGCTGTCCTTCCAGAGGCTATCGATAATGCCCTTGCACTGCTCGTATACCTCTTCTCTTGTATCGCCCCAGTAGATTGAGTCCGGCGTATCACCATCCATGAAGCAGTAACGAATAACCCCATTCCTTTCCGGATCTATATATCCTTCGTCGGTAACCCACCAATCGATGAACTTTCGTACCCAGGATTCTGGGTCAGGGTTACAGGTAATCCAGAAGCGGTTTCGAATGTGGGCTGCGTTTCGGTTGTTGGTCAAGAGGTATTTGAACTTCTTATATGGGCACTGAGTACCCTCATCGATGCAGACATAGGCATACTGGCGACCCTGGAATCGTGTCTTGAAATCCTGATAGGCTCCTGCGTAGTACGAGAATTTGAGCCATCCTCCGTTGTCGAAGTTCCAGGTCATATCGTTCTGTGACTTATTGTAAGTTCCAAATTGGGAGAACAATTTGTAAGAGTCTGTTACCAAGGACTGCAAGTCATCTTTTTCATTACGGAGGATGGTTGCATGGAAGTCTGGATTTTTGATATCTTTCAGAACTTCCATAAGAGAACTAAAGCTCTTACTGCCACCGCGGCTGCCGCCACAAATCTTTATATCGGCGTCGATTGAGAGCATATCCTCCTGACCGCCACGCTGAGCAATAATCTTCAGCTTGTCGGGATGCTTCTTGTCGGTATCTCTTAATGATTGGATATACTCTTGAGTGTAAATAGGCTCTCCGTTATCCAAATTTAATCCTGAAAGTACTTCTTTTTGCATAAAAATACAATTAATATTGCAAAAATATAAATTTTTCTTGTATAATTGCATACTTATTCATATATTTGCAAAATAAAAGGTATATTTATACATTTTAGAGTGGAAGAACCACTTTTAGAATAACGTTTTTAATCAAGAAACAACATGACAAGAGAAGAACTCTTAGCATTGGTCAACAAGGAACTCGGTAGTACCAAGTTGACAATTAGCGAGAAAACCATCAATGAAGAACTTGATGACGTACTCGAAGATTTTGGTGAAGACGAAGCTGCAAACGCCAAGTTGGTAACCAAGGTTACAAATCGCTTGAAACGCATGGACGGCAATCTCCATTCTGACGTTTCTCAGCAAGTTAAGGAATATAAGAAGAAGGCGAGGGAACGCCAGAAGGCAAAGGAATCTGAGTCTGAGGAGGAAGATCCTGAAAATAACGATATTCCTGACGAAGAGGATATGCCTGAGTGGGCAAAGAAGCTCATCGGTGAAGTCAAGAAGGAGCGCGAGGCGCGAGAGCAAAAGGAAGCAGCTGACGCAAAGAAGGCGTTGGTTAACTCCATTAAAGAAGGTCTTAAGGCTAAGTTTGAGAAAGCCAACATTCCTTTGAATTCGTTTTTTGTTAAGACAGCTTTGGATAAGCTTGAGATTCCAGATGGTGAAGTTGATGTCAAGGACCTTGTAGGTAAGGCAGAGGTTCTTTACAATGCCGACCTCAAGGAAGCGGGTATCAATCCAGAAACCAAGCCTCGAAGCGGAGGTGGCGGAGCCGGAGGAACCGGAACCGTAGACGAACACGAGTTCGATGATGTTGCAGCTATCAGATCTCGACACAAGCCTAAGGACGAATAACAATTAGTATTCAGGATAACAAATTTATTTATTGATTATGGGAACAGTTTCTCCTTATTACAGTGAAAGGATGAATGGTAGCGGCTTCTTGCCAGGTCGTTCCCTCATCCAGGCTCGTGGCGAAATCGGCGGTATCCGCTATGTATTCGTCAAGTTGAATGGCGCCGCAAAGGATGCTTTCCGTACTCCTACAACTGGTGGTAAGTTGCTCAACCCTTTCAAGGGTCCTGCAAAGATTTACGCCGGTGATTTCCTGGAGTATGATCCTGGCATCTATGGCAACGCAGGCGCAACTGTTAAGATTGTTAAGTCTTACCAGTGTGCAAAGAATACCGGTGCTACTGACACAACTCTCCTTATTGTACGTGATGGCTACAAGCACATTCCGTTCATTGGAGACAACATCATGGTTGCTCCTGACGCTCTCGATGGCACAGGTACAGCAGTTACGGTTACGGGTGTTGAGAAGACAACCGAGGCTGGCGCAGACGTATGGAAGCTTACTTTGTCAGCAACACTCGGTGTTGTAGCGAAGGATGCGGTACTCGTTGAGGCAGCAGCTGCCGGCGCGAAACAGAAGCCTATGGTAACCAACCCTAACGGTTATGCTCAGTGCGACTACGACTTCCTGTTCACCCCAGGTGAAGATTTTGAGGATGGTGCTCGCTATATGCTTACCCCATTCCTTGCTAACGATGACACCGTTATGTATATCGACAGGATGTCTCCAATCCCTCCTGCAATCAAGGCTCTCAACAAGAGTCGCGTTAACGGATGGTTCCATCTCTAATTATTAACCTTAAAGATTGATTCAGGATTATGGCAAAATTTGATTTTAATAATTCGCGACTTGCCAAGTTCTTCGGTTCTCAGGAGAATACGGCATATTTGCAGAGTTTCCTTGACAAAAAGGAAATCTTCTTTACTAACTACGGCTGGTACAAGACACAGGGACATAACTCTCCGTTCCTAACATCTACCGACAACTACGGCTTGGCTACATTCAACGTTAAGGCTCGCAAGTTGAAGGCAGCTCCAATGGCTGACCTCCGCGCTCCTCTCGGTGATTCTAACCAGATGGATAAGAACGGACACAAGTGGTACACCGCTTCTATCCCCGACTTCATCACTCCTGGTTACGTTGAGACCGCAGTTGAGCGTTACGCACGCATCAAGCAGTTCGAGGAGTTCGGTAACGATGCCGATATCTTGGCAGACTGGTGCGATGAGGTTCAGACCCGTATCGACTCTGTTGATGCGACAATGAACTTTATGACCGCTCAGTTGATGTCTACCGGTAAGATTGACTACTCAGGCATTGGCCGTGGTATCTCTACCCCATTGCACAGGGCTATCGACCCTATCGAGTATGGAGATAACTTCATCAATGGTGGTGCAAAGAAGTGGGCAGACCCTACTGCTACCATCCTTACCTACATGAAGGAGAAGGAGGCTAAGTATCGTGAGACCCGCGGTGGTTTCGATGGTGCTTTGATCTGGCAGATGACTCGCAATACATTCTATAATGTATTCTTGAAGAACGCAGAGGTCCGCGAGCTCGTTACCAATTACCGCCAGCTGAACTACATTGCCTCTACCAAGACAATGCCTATCAGCAAAGAGCAGTTCATCAAGGCATTCGTTGACTTCGAGGGAGTATCTCCTATCGAGATCGTTACTGAGAAGGAACGCAACCTTACCCATACAACCGATGAGTACAAGCAGGGTTGGTCTGACAATATCGTCGTTCTCCGTCCTGCCGGTGATGCCTGTGAGTTCGAGCGTACAGACAGCCTCGACAAAAAGCTGATTGAGTATGCCGGCAACAAGGCTATCTCTACCTTGTTCGGTACAACCAACGATGGTCTCGGTCTGTTGATGAACTCAACGGTTCCTAACGGTAAGTATATGGAGTGGCACACAGACATCATGTTCTCTGCTTGCCCAGCTCTCATCGACTTCCCAGATCATTGCATTATGGACATTACCAAGACTGATTAATTTCGGTCTTGGAACTATTAACGTAATTAGATTGTATGGTTATGGAATCAGAGATGGAAGTTTACACTGCATACGACTACCTTATCAACAGGGTGAAGTTTGAGGTGCCAAAGAAGACCATGTTGGGGATCATGCTTACCCGCAGCATACAGCCAGAGTCGCTGATGTGTGACTGTGATGCTGACGCGCTGAGTTTAGCATACGCCGATACATTGAAGTGGTTTTGTCTTGGCCCAAGCAAGGTGAACAACACCTCTGATTCCGACAATGGTTGGACGCACACTGGAGGAGGATATGAGATTTCGGGCGATGATATCAGTGCAATGAAGGCGGAGGCTAATGCTATCTACCAAAAGCTTGAGCCCGACTCGATGCTCAAGAAAAAATCCACCTTCCGGTTGACATCCCACGGAGTAAAGAGGGCGAATTATTCTCCTTGGGGAGGACCTCTCCCTCACATCATCAAATAAGGCGTATGGAAAAGGAAAACATCAGAAACCAAAGATACCCTCACATCATCAAGATCGTGAGGAAGGTCGTCGGAAAAGCCGACCCTGATGATCCGTTCGCCGATGATGACGCTCCAGTCGGAGAGGACAAGGAGATTGTTCTCTACTATGGCGAAGGCCGCAGTTATACGGACACTACCACTGTAGGCGATAAATATGTAGACCAGAACAAGAGGAAAGCATCGATTCCTGTCAGATATGACGAATGGGGTGCTAGCAGATGTCCTCTTGACGGAGATACCATTTACGCTACTATTGGCAACAATACAGAAGTGGGCATCGTAAAAGACTGCGAGCCAGACAATAACAGGACTGTGGTTTACTGGGAATATATAAGAGTTTAGGCTATGGGGAGTTTGGCAGATCAGTTCGTGGATATAGAAAAGAAAATCCGTCAGATGGCTGTACAGAAGATGCAGCAAAAGATGGACCACGCAGCAGAAATGACAATGAAGGCGGCAGATGAGTCACGTGACTATAATGACGTTACAGGTAACCTGTATAAATCAACCGCTATAGGCACATATTACAAAGGCTCCTTGCAGTCGATACACTACGCCCCAGGCCCAGAGCCAACACGCCCCACCCTTGCAGAAGGAGAGAGATACAATCTTGACAGGTACTATCGAAGTTCGTTTTCGTTCAAAGACAGCGGACGTAGGCCTTATAAGGGTGAATATGGAGAAGGTGGACAGAACGGTCCTGCAACGGCAGAAGATGAACTCTTGTACAACGAACATGGCAAAGGAAAGTATGATTCCACTTGGCAAATGTTGCTTGTTGCCGGAGTTGATTATGCAAAATTCGTTGAGGTAAAGAAGGGTCACGATGTTATCACGTCGCTCAGAGATTATTTAGTCAGATACTTTAAGAAGGTGTGATTATGATAAGTATTAAGACATTATACTTCGATGTGGGCAACGCCATGAAAGGTGTGTGTGACAGGGTGTTCCCACGCAACCGCCCCAAGGCTGTTGACAAGAAGATAAACAGTTATATCGTTGTCTTCTTTCCATCTTCTATATACAACAACGAGATGAACTCTGACGGTGTGTATAACGACTACTCTACCACCCTACAGATAGAAGTGTACGTAAAGGATAAGGTTTCGGCAGACAATCCCAATACGCTTGATGTGACCATTGTGGACGAGAAGGTGAAGGCCGTCATGGATAAGTTCCCTATCTCTACGGAAAACATCATCGTAACAAATCCGATGATAACCATGCAGACAGATGACGGAGACGGCTACTCTGTCACCATCATACAAGGACGATTGAGAACAAAATAAGTATTCAGGTATAACAATTTAAAATATTTTAGATTATGGCTATGACAACTATTGACAAGATGAAGGACATTTTCAATGGTCCTAAGACTTTGCTCTACTCAAAGGCTATCACAGACTTGAGCAAGGCTTCAGTTGACATCACACCAGAGATTGAGCTTCCTGTGGAGGTTGATTCTCTTAAGGCAACCATGGAGGATCCGACCATCAATCACTACAGGGTTATCGGCCTTGCCGGTGACTGGGCAACTACCGCAGAGCTCGGTGACTTCAACGTAGAGTTCGTTGTTCCTTCCAAGGCAAAGGACTTGTTGAAAATCATGTTCGGTGAGGATGCAATCACAGAGTTGACCAAGGTTACCTTGAAGGGTACTGGTGACGAGACGCTCGATGCTACTACCGGTTTTGCCGGCGTTGCAGTTGCTCCAAAGAAGTTCAAGATCAAGGGTACTATCGTCATCGTTGACGACGAGAAGGAGAACCTTATGATTGTGACAAACATTGCCCTCTATGCAACGTTGCAGTGGGATGACACAGGTTCAAAGCCAGTTGCATTCAAGTTCGCCGGTTCTATCGAGGGTGCAGGCATGCGCAGTATCGCTTGGCTTACTAAGGCTCCAGCTCCTGGTATTGGCGGCTAATTAAAGAGAAGTCTTTAGGTAATTAGATTCAGGATAACAACCGTTGGGCGGCAGGCTTATGATAACAGCCGTGCCGCCCTTCTTCGTTTAAAAAATCATACAATCATGGCAGAAGAAAAGAAAATAGAGCAGCCTACGGTGGACTTGCAGGAGATGCTTGACAGCGTTATCGGTGACACGCCGACGGATGTAGTGTTCCGTGGCAAGAAACACAGTGTAGGATGGCTCAGAAAGGGAACAATGAGAAGATGCACCCATATCAAGATGAAGGAGAAAAACGAATGGAAGCGCAACGTCAAGATTTGCGTCTGCATCCTCCTTAACAACATCTGGAAGATACGAGCCTTCTACTGGCTTTACTGGCGTTGGCTCTACTACATCAAGGACGTAGATGTGGTAGAGGTGCTGAAAGTTCTCGATGTTTCTAAAAAAAAAATTCCATCGAACGCATTCTCACTGACTACCATATTAGCGACCGGGATGACGGACGTGATGATGACGATGACGAGGAGCGAAGTAAAAGCTATCCAAGCAGAACAAGCTGGGGAGCAGCCTTCTCGTTAGCGGAGAAGTTCGGTTTCCTCTTTCAGCGCAAGTACTTCATCGCAGCCTACGACTACTGGTGGGGCTATTCGTCGGCGCAGATAGACCTCATGGTTGCAGACCAGCCTCTTGTCGTCTATCCAAAGACGAAGAAGGAAAGCGGACCGAAGAAGCACACGTTAAAGGAAATGGATGACCTCTATGACAGATGGATGGAGAAAAGGAAGAATAAGGGAAGCCTCGTTGGTAAGAATATAAATCTTACTGATTACTTAAACAATGAACTTTAACTTAAAAATATTCAGGATATGGCAGGTGGAAATTTAGGTGACTTGTGGTTTCAGCTTGGTGTGAAGGATAATACATCTAAGGAACTTCAGAAAATCATCGACAAGCTTAAGACAGGAGACGACGCTGCAAACTCACTTCTTCGTGCTCTCCAGGGATTCGGAACCAAGAAGTCCGGGTTCAAGGAGCAGGCAGAAAAAGCCAAAGAGTTTGCCGATGTTCTCAATGAGATAAATAGAAGGATTTCCAAACTCAAAAAAAACGACAAGAGCGATGAAGCTAAAGATTTGCAGATGGCGGTAAAAAACGCCCTCTCCTATCTCGATATGCTACAGAGAATCAACATAGAACGCAGTAAGATTTCGGAGTTGCGTTCACTTAACCCAAATGTTGATACCTCGAAGCTTAAGGAGGCAGAGTTGATGCTTGAGAATGTCAATAATCAGCTTTATAGATTACAGAATAAAGCACAGGGCGGCGGAGGTGGCGGCGTAGACTATGCAAACGTTTTGCAAGACTATGCTAAGGTTCTCCAAATGACGTTCCGTGATGTAAAGCAGATTACCGATCAATTCAAAAAAGAAAACCCTTTATCTGCATTTTCTGGCGGAGCTGCAAAGGTTGAGGCTGATATATCAAGAGTAACTGAAAAGCTTGCCAAAATGCGAGACCTCATGGCAGAGGGCGCGTTAAAGGGTTATAATACCAACATGCTTGGTGGAAGTATCACTGAGCTTGACAAGATTCTTGCCCGATTGCAGTCTGCATCTGGCAACAAATCAATCCTCACTGATGCGGCTCAGATGAAGAATCTTTTATCTGACGTAGCAGTAGAAATGACGAAAGCAACCGCCGCAACACAGGCTTACGGGCGAGAAAAAGGAAAGGCCATCGCAGTAGAGAGGGAGTTTGCCGCGGCAGCTAAGTTGAGTGCAAAAGACAATGATGCGGAATTAAAGGCTCAATCTGATTATATAAAGAGGTATATGGCTCTCGTTGAGAAGAAGCGTGAGATTGCAGAGAAGGCAGGCATATCTCCGTTCTTCAAGAACGATCAGGGTCTGAAGAATATCAAGGCAGAGATAGATACATTGCTTGAGAGGCTTGGAAAGGTTAGAGGAGATATTGCTCTTTATCAGAATGCAATCGGAACCGGTACGAAGGAAGGTGTCTCCTTCGGACAGCAGGGCTTGAAGGAAGCCAATGCTGAGGCGGAGAAACTGATGGGTACAATAACAGCCCTTCAGAACGTTTACGACACTCTCCGTGCCAGCCAGGCAAATGTCAAAGACTTGATAGGTCAGACTCCTCAGAAGCAGAGACAGGACGATATTCAGAAAAGAATGTCTGAATATTACTCTAATCTCGAAAAGTCTTCAGCGAAGCAGGAAGCTCAGGCCGTAAGAGACGCTGTTAAGGCGAAGCGTGAAGATATTGCGGCCGAGAAACAGCGTCAGGCGGAGATTAAGAATGCAGAGCGCCGATATGATTCTCTCGGCAATAAGGTCCGCCAGCTTCGTTCAGAATACAGCAGGGGTATCTCTATCGGCGCAGATGTAAGCAAGGCAGAAGGCGAGATTAACAGGCTCCTTGCTTTAATGAGAACCCTTAGAGATATCAGGGGAGAACTTTATTCAGGGAACTGGAAGAACAGCCTCGGTACGCTTGGCAATATGGGAAGTGGCCACGATACCACATTAGCTTCGAGGGTTCTTCAAGACCAGAGGGCAGTAAACCAAGAGGTTCAAAGAGGCGTTGAGCTTGAACGGAAGCGTCAGCAGGAGATTGCTCAGACGGCCGCAAAGGTTCAGTCTGATTTGGTCCGCGGCTTCGAGAGAGCCAACAGCCATGCAGGAAAGCTGAATTCAACCGTACAGGATTTGAAGTCACTTTTCTTGCAGGGAGGTCTTGTGTTCGGCGCACAGCAGTTTGCTATGAGCATCATTACCACTGGTGGTGAGATGGAGAAGCAGCATATTGCTCTCCAATCCATCCTTGGTGATATGCAGAATGCGAACACTATGTTTAACCAGATTAAGGAACTCGCTCTTAATTCGCCATTTACGTTCTCTGAGTTGAACAGAGATGTTAAGCAGTTGGCTGCGTATGGTGTAGAGTACGACCAGCTCTATGACACAACCAAGAGGCTTGCGGATATGTCTTCTGGCCTTGGTGTTAGCTTCGACCGTATCGCATTGGCGTTTGGACAGGTCCAGGCTCGTGGCTGGCTCGATGGTAAGGAGCTTCGCCAGATTGCTTATGCAGGTATTCCTCTGCTTGAAAAGTTGTCTGAGTTCTACTCTAAGCAGGAAGGTCGAAATGTCTCAACATCAGAGATTAAAACTCGTATCTCAAACAGAGAGGTAAGCTTCGATGATGTAAAGTCTATCTTCTGGCAGATGACAGATGCAGGCGGTCAGTTCTATAACATGCAGCAGGTTCTGAGTGAGACTTTGCTTGGTCGCTATAACAAGCTGAAGGATGCCTGGGAGATTATGCTTGCCGAGTTTGCGAGTGGCGATTCGCTCGTTGGCAAGTTCTTCAAGACCGCCATTGATGGTGCAACCGCTTTGGTTCAGTCCCTGCACACTCTTGCGATGCCTATTGGCGCAATATTCGCCGGCTACGCATTCAAGAAGATGGCGGCAGGCAATACGACTTCCAGCTTTCTTTCGAATAAGGCAAATCTCGCATCTAATATCCAGAATAAGGTGTTGCAGGGTCAGGCTCTAACACAGATAGAGCAAAGGATTCTCGCAACAAAGAATCAGATTACAGGTGCTGATTTGAGAGCGTTGGCTAATGCAAGAGCATTGACGACCGAGAAGCTTAATCAGTTGAGGTTATCTGGCAAAATCACAGCCGAGCAATATAACATATATAGAGGTATTGTGCTAAGGCAGACCGGCGAGAAGACTGTTAGGATGGAATTGTTGCGTGCATTGGCGACAATGCGCTCTATGTCTCTTACTACCACTTTTTCTTCTGTAAAGAATGTGTGGACAGGATTCCAGACATCGGCTTTGGCTGCATTTAGAGTTATAGGTACAGGAGTTAAGACTCTTGCGGCTGGAATCTGGTCGGCTATAGGAGGTTTACCTGGCCTTATCGTTACTGCTGTTACTTTTGGCATCACATACGCTATCAGTGAGTATCAGGAGCTCAGTCAAAAGATAAAGCAGACGCAAGACGAAATAGCCGACAAAAATAAGCAGATAAGAGATTTTCTCCGTGATAACAACGTGAACATCGCAATATCTGGTGACGACACAAAGGAGATTGACAATATGATTGATAGCTACAAGGAAAAGTTGAAAGAACTTGCTCCTTATAGTTACAAGAACATGTTGATGACAGCGAACGAGGAGAACGATCACAAGAAGAGGCTGCAATATCTCGAACAAGAAATAAAACTTCTCAAGGAGGCAAATGACATTGCGAGCGCAAAGCTCAGCAACAGAGGCTATTATTCTGATTTGAGTGATGCGACGGAAGATGTTATTGATGCCTTCAAGAAGAGAGAAGAACTGCGTGTCGCAGCTATGTCCTCCGACGACGATTCCGCGGGATATAAGTGGTTGTATGATCATGAAACTGCATACAGCAACTATATAGAATCACTGAAGAATGAGCTTGCGAAGAGGTTCGGCGATATCGGGAAAGATGAAAAAATGCGTGAGGCTGCGATGCAAGCAATGAGTGGTATATTCTCGTCAATGGGTATTCCAGAGGATAAGGCGGATATTATCAGAGCATCTGTCTTGCAGGCATTCGGATGCGGAGACAAGAGCGCATGGTTGCAGACAGAGGTATCTAATAGTATGATTGCTTTGATTGATAAGTCTTTCCCCATGATTGGCGAAAAGATAAAAGCAAGTATTCCACTTAACGACGCGGAGAAGGCGAAGGTGAAAGAGCTGATGAATGATGCCAAGAATGGTCTCGTTAAGCAATATCCGGAACTGGAACATACTCTTCAGAATATGCTTGCTGCATCCAACTTCCAGGCTGTTATCAGACTCGTTCTTGATGGCGGAGAAAAGCTGAATAACTTACAGAGTGAGCTGGTTAAAAGAATTCCTGGCAAGTATAGCGGACTAATGATGAGCGATACATCAGGAAAGTATAAAGCGTTTGCGGAAAAGTGGGGCAAAGAGAATAGCTGGTATTCCGCCAGAAATGCAGCGCAGTCTGATATTGATAAAGCCAAGAACGAGTATCTTTCTGCTAAGGCTTCTAAAGCAAAAAATGCCGGTGAGCTCTATACGGCTTGGCAGACGGTAAAGCAGGCCGCAAAAGATTTGCTTTATTACGACTATGAAGGAAGCGGAAAGAAGTCCAATAAAGTTCCGAAAGGAAGAACCAGGAATACCGGAAACCAGGAGGACAAAGAGCTCGAAACTCTAAGGAAGCGTGTCGAACTCTACAAGAAATTCTACGCTGAACTTGAAAAGTACAGAAAGATGTACGGAGAGGAAGGAGCCATGGCGCAGATAAGACACGACAAGGAGTTTAAGAACTCTGTTTTATCTTGGGGACTTTCGGACCCTGGAACTTACGGAGTGTCGATAGAAGAGCTGATGAAACGTGTACGGACGTCAACGCAGAAGCGAAAGGAGTATAAAGAAAGTCAGCTTGCAGATATTCATGCCAAGAACAGGAGCATCGAGGAAGAGCGCATCAAGTCGACCAACAGTCAGTTGTCAAAACAGCTAAACATCCTCTCAAGTCAATACGAAACATACAAGAAGATATATGAGCTGACTGGCAACAGCGAAGGTTCATCGCTCCTCGCCTTCGGGCACGTGCAGTCTGGAACTTATCAAGACTATCTGAAGGAACAGATGAAATGGGCCATAGGCGACCATAATCAGAGGACTGGCCAGAATCTCAGCGCCGACGACGTGCTAAAGATGAGCGAGAGCGACTTCAAGAAACATGTCGGCGATGAGAGTGAAAACGCTTCTGTTATCTACAAGGAATGGACGGAAGAAACGAATCGTATTAAGAAGGAGACCATCGACCTGATGGCTAATTTGATAGAGAAGAACGCTACCATTGCCCAGCAGATTGAGGATGAGAACCGTAAATACGAGCGGCAGCTTGAACTCATCAAGGGAATAGAAGACCCACAGATGAGAGACAGAGCCAAGGCTGGTGCCACAAAGACACACAATGAGAATGTGGCGAAGCTTCAGTTTGAGCAGTTCAAACAAGAGTCTGACTGGGTTACCATCTTTGATGACCTTGACAGGGTATCTTCCGCTACCATCAGCTCGATGATTACGAAGATAGACGATTTTTCGAGAACAACGGGATTGTCGGTAGAAGTAGTGAAACAGCTGAGGGATGCCCTCGACAAGCTAAGAAAAGAGGACATTGACAGAAACCCACTACCATACATCTTCGGGGCCGTAAATCAAGGAAACGCTATAGGAGGATACTTGAAAGGTGACCTCGGTGCGCAGTACATGAATGGCAAAAAGTATGTGCCTACCGTAGAACAAGCCAAGAAGATGGGCATAGAATGGAGTGCTGCCGGGTATAGCAAAAATGAGCTTGCGAGCAAACAGAAAGGAAAGTATGCAGACTCGTCGAATGCCATCAATGCGCTTGCAGGAAAGTTTAAGGCATTGGAAAGCGCTCTTGATCCAGTGGTAAACCTTTTCAAGGTTATGGGTGAAGAGGATTCTATTCTTGGCCAGATAACTGTAGGAGCAAGCAATGCACTTGGTGCGGCATCGCAGGTGTCTGGTGGACTGAATGCTTTGGGTCTTGGTAACCTTGGTCCTTATGGAGCTGCTGTTGGTGCGGGGTTAAGCGTTGCAAGTTCTCTGATAGGGGCTTTTGGAGCAGATTATTCAGAGTACAACAAAGCGAAGCAGAAGTACGAAACGCTTTCTTCGATCTGGGATTCTCTCATCTCCAAGAAGTCGGAGTACATGAACATTCACTGGGGTACTGAGGCTGCAAACGCCTCAAAGGAAGCCCAGGAGATGCTGGAAGCTGAGATAAAGCAGACGAAGGTGATCGCCATGAAGAACTTCAACTCAGGTGCTTCGGCAGGAAGTCACTCTATCAAGGTGAGAGACTGGGAGAAGCGCGGGTGGAAAGAAGCTGCCCCAGAAATATCCAAGAGATACGGCGTGAAGTTTGACAACATGACCGACATTCTGGATATAGACTACAAGGTGCTTCAGCAGATAAAGAAGGACTATGCGGAACTTTGGGCTAATCTTGACCAAGACACAAGAACCTATCTTGACAAACTGATAGAGTACGGCGAGAAGTCGGAGGATATGATAGAGTCGCTGACTGAGAAGCTTACCGGCAACAAGTATTCCGACCTCGTTTCCGCCTGGGGTGACGCAATGGCCACGATGTCGAACACATCGGATAACCTTGTGGACCATTTCGAGGAAAATCTAAGGAATGTTATCTTGAAATCCATGATAGAGAATCTTTATGGAGAGAAGATAAAAGCTCTGATAGAGAAGACAAAGAAGTATGGCGACCCTAATGGCGGTACGGAAAAGAAGCTTGACACAGCAACGGGAAAAGTAATGTCCGAGTACACCAACACAGAGATGGACGAGATAGGCAAAGACCTTGCTGACGTGACAAAGCAGATAGAGGCATCAAGAGATTATCTCAAGCGGTACTACGGATGGAGCGACAACAGCAGTTCTTCTCTTACCAATTCTGTAAAGGGAATAACGGAAGATACAGGAGACCTGATTGCCAGTTACCTCAATAGCATAAGACTTGATGTGTCGGTAATAAGAGAGGAGCAAGTGAAATGTATGTCGGAATCGAACGAGATAGCCAAGTCGCAACTAACACAGTTGAACTTCATATCTGCCAACACCCTAAGAAACGCTGAAGCAGCAGAGCGGATAGAACGCGTATTCGAGGAGTATAGCAGTAATTTCAACATGGTTATCAACGGCGTTAAGTCTATCAAGGTAAGATAATGTAATGATTAAGGGCGTGATGAAGTGTTATTCGCGCCCTTAATTGCATAAATATACATCGATATTCCCATTTTACTTGTATGTTTATACAATTAATTGTATATTTGCATCATAATAATTGATTTTGAGTTATGAAAGATTATTTCAGAATTTATATGCAGAAAGAAGGTGATGGTGCCAAGGTAATGGACACTATAACCGATTTCGGCATGTACGTAAGCGAGAGTCCGTTCAAGCCATGCGACGCAGTGAAAGAACCCGTAAAGAGGAGCTGGTATGACGAGCACGGAGACGATGAATATATAGGCAAAGACGGCCTGTACATGGCATCTTACGAAAACAAGGTAAAGTTCCTGTTTAAGGGAGAAGCTTATGGGGCGAACGAGAGATGCAGGAGCTTCGTGAATTATCTACGAACAACAGGTATGATGAAGATGTACTGCGACTTCAATAAGATTGGCAGGCAGCACGTGAGACTGAAAAGCATAGACCCCGTGCTGTACAGGGACCCGGAGAATGAAGACTTATTGGTGATGAGTGTTACCTTTAAGTTTAATGACCCAGTGACAGACATTAAGCCGGTGATGGGTGCGGCCGGAAACATAACGAACTTAACCTGATACAGACATGAGTAGGTGGAACATATATCATAAGGACGGAACAAAGCTTACGGACGTGAACGATAACGAGGTTGTCGTTCACGGATTGCAGTACTCGGACAAATGGATGGGAGACTGCTTCCTTACCATTGACTTCAAAAACAACGCTCCAATCAACTTTAAGATAGGCGACTACATCATATACAGAGGAGAGCGCTTCGAATTGAACTACGAGCCAGGAAAAGACAAAAAAGCAAGGCTAAACACATACGGAGAAGGCTTCGCGTATGACAGCGTAAAGTTCAATGCGTTGCAGGACGAGTTGTCAAGATCGGAGTTCTACGATGTAGTATTGAATGACAACGAGCTTCACTACACTGCCCTACCGAAATTCTCATTCTATGTACAGACTTTGGATGATTTGCTCGACAGAATCCAGGCATGCTTAAACGAGCAGATTGGTGCAGGTCTTTGGAAGATTTACTCCCGTAATAAGGTGCGTTCCGTGCAGCGTGGAGCCCTCGAAAGCGAGTGGTTGTCGGTTTATGGTGAGAAAACAGACGATAACGTCATCGAATCGATGTCCATTACAGTGGATTCGCAGACCTGTTGGCAGGCCCTTGCGCTTGTGAACGAGAAGTGGGACATAAACTTCATCGTCAGAGGAAGAAACATATATGTCGGTACTACCGGAATACAGGCAAGCCATATCTTCAAGTACGGACTTGGAAAAGGATTGAGTGAGTTGATCCAAAATGCAGACTCAGAACAGCAAATCGTGACAAGGCTAAGAGCTTACGGTTCCGAAAAGAACCTCCCATCTCACTACTACGCAGACCTCGGCGTAAAGTACTTCTGTAACATCACAGAGGTGAACACCGCAACAAGCTATCTGTCAGTGTATATCGACATGGAGTACATTGACAATTATTTCACCATCCCAAGAGTTTTCGTACCTAATGACGGGACGGGTAAAGAACAGACGTACGGATACGTCCTGAAGGTGACGTTTGACTTTCAGACGGTCATCACCTGTGTTGTGACAGCTTTGAGCAGCGGGCAGGCCGTAATGTTATACTCGGAAGTGAAGAACAACATGGAAGACAACGGAGACGAGCCGTCAAAAGAAAATCTTGACAGGTTTATCGCACAAGTAAACGCAGGAAACAGAAAGTTGTATATAACTGGCGGCCTGAACACTAAGGCAGTGCCATTGTCAATGAAGGAGTATGCGCAGAATCTTCCCAACAACATGTCTATCAACAGGCTGATGTTGCCAGGATTCCCCCATGTTTCACTTAACGACTACTACAACTCGCTGAGTAAGGCAGACAAGGAATATGTAAACCCAACGGGCAAGGAGCACGTCTTTTCGACCAATCCATACAGACCCTATATTGACTCTGTGAACATACAGCAGATTGGACTGCGTTCCGCATCGCAATATTTTGATAACGATGACAAGACCAACGGTATCGTAGAGATATACCCTACAATCGAAGAAATGGTTGTAGGTGGCGTGCGTGTGGATGAGATTGACGAGGGCGTTGCACCCAATGACAACGGAAGGTTTGAAGACGGACAGACTGTAAATAATGTTGACATCTACCTGAATCCGTCTATCGACTTCGATATCAACGACCTGAAGGACAGTGATTTCTCTATCGCCATGAAGGATGGCATGTGTGGAGGAAGGACCTTTAAGGTGGCATCATCGGTAAAAGAAAACGGCAGATGGAGGCTAACTATACAGAGAGTAAAGGACGATGCCTTGGAGCTGTGGTTCCCATACAAAGACTATCCTATCAGAAAAGGAGATCACTTTGTACTGACAGGTATCACCCTACCCGACTCTTATGTGAACGCAGCGTCACTAAAGCTTCTGAAATACGCCATTGCCTACATAGACAAGAACGACTACACAAGGTATGTGTACCAGCCCAAGGTGGACGAAGTGTTTATGGCCAGACAAAACGACCAAGCGGCTGAAGATAAAACCGGAACCATCAAGAGCCTTCACGACACGCTGAAGGCCGGCGACATCATGGAGTTTGACGATGACGACTTGCACATAGGAGGCAAGGTGACCATCGACCAGCTCGTCATAAGAGAAAACGAAGGAGGCATACCGACCTATGAAGTAACTCTGAGGAATGATGTAGAAGTCGGAACGATGGCTAAGATAAAGCAGCAGATTTCATCCCTTGAGTCAGGAAACGGAAAGGTAAGTAGCGAGACATCAAAACAGATAACAGACTCGACTATCAATGAAGCTTCAAAACACTTTCTGTCGAAGCTAAAGGATGACACCGCACAAGGCGTGATTACCTTCATCAAAGGACTGGTGAGCGAGGCTTTGGTGAAGCTGAACGGAGGTGCTTACTTTGGTAAGGGAGGAGCGTTGATAGACGAGGCAGGACGGGCCATCTTGGAGTCGTTGCAGTCCATCGACTACGACAACGAAGCTGAGCAGGGTTTCGCTGTCAAGAAAGAAAACGGGAAATACAACGCCTTTGTTACGAACCTCACTATTTGGGGAAAGGCTATCTTCAACGAATTGGAGGTAAGAAAACTGTCGTATGCAGGAGGCAATGTGTACCTTTCGGGCGCAGGAAGCAAGATCGTGAAGGTTATGCCTGTGTCATGGGACGACGAGAGTGGCGAATGGCACGAGACATCTATTAAGTTCTGTGAAGGATGGCTCTGTTATCTTCTTGCTGACGACGGCACTATGGCTACACAGAACCTGTGGAGAGAGGGCGACCAAGTGAGGTGCAAGACCATAGGAACGTTGGCTACTGGAACCACGAACGCAAGCAATAAGAGCTACTGGCGAACAATCCCTGAGAACGGCGTATCGAGTGTGAACGAGAAGATATATGACGGATATGGCAACGAGCTGTATGGAGGGCAGATGTTCTCGTGGATAGTAATCGGCAAGCACTCTTTGTCGTTAGACTCGATGACTGAGGAGCTTGCAACGGCAGAGATAGGTGGTATTCCTGAAGCAGGAGACACTATTGTGCTTGACGGTTCAAGGAGTGACACGACAAGGCAAGGTGTGCTGATACTGGAGAGTACTGGCAAGAACACACCTCGCATCGTAGGCTTCAAGGGTGTGGACAGATATACACACGAGGGCAAGGAGGTATTCGTGCTCTCGCCTGATAGGATAAGGCTTAATAGCGGTATCTTTGAGTGGGTATCTTCGACTGGCGACACCATG